GTCCCAGCTGCGGGGATCGATTGGCGGATCATCTGGCCGCGGTGGGTGATTTGTATCACGAGCTGGGGATGACGCAGGCCCGCTGGGATGATTTGAGTGTTGCGCTGGCTCGCGGTGGTGAGTGTGGGTTGCCTTATGCGGAGACGGCCACCCGCGCCGGTATCGAGATGGTTGCGGTGCTCGGTCGGTGGGCCGGCAAGGTGGCACTGGCTCGCGCCTCGGTGTGGAGCGTGCCCAACACGGTGCCCGCGGTGGCGCATTGGTTGGCCATGCGGATCGACTGGCTGCGGGCGCTGGAGGATGCCGGCGCTGCCTATGAGCAGATTGACCGGGTGGTGTGCCGTGCTCGGGTGGTGATTGACCGCCCGGCCTCACGTACATCATTCCTGGTGGGCGCGTGTCCGGAGATTCGCGATAATCGCCATTGTCTTGGTGAGGTGTGGGCGTGGATACCTACTCGCATCGGGATTGACCCGGCGGTGCTGCGGTGCCGCAACGTGGAATGCCGACGTCACACCGATCCGTGGCTGACAGAATCATGGTACGAGGTGGGCCGGCGCATGCTGCGGCTTAAAGATCAGCTGAAATCACGTGCCATTCCACCACCGCATAGTGCAGCGTAACCGGGGGGCCAGGGTGTCGTTACGCTGGGCATGTCGCTGGAGACGGTGCGTGAGGCATCACGGTTGACAGCCGTCCCAGCACGTACGATTCGCCGTTGGATCGAGGATCAGCGGTTGACGGCGCGGCGCCGGGGGAGGGCGTGGCTGGTGGATCCGCAACAGGTGAGTGAGCTGGCCGGGCTGCGCGGCGCCCGCGGACGATTGCCTCGCAGCGATAAAAAGATCCCGTAACCCCTTGTGTATTCAGAGCTGCGCTTTTGCGGTGTACACTGATCATGAGAAGGGCCCCGTGGTGCCTGGGAACACCGCCGGGGCCGTAGTCCGACCTGAGAGAGCAGGCCAGACCATGAGTGAGTCTACGCAGTCACGCCGCGTCACGCTAAAAGAGGCATCACGTGTGACTGGGGTTCCTTTTGACACTCTCCGGCGGTGGGTCGCTCAAGATCGCCTTACGCACGTGCGGCGGGTTCATGGCCCGGGGAGAGCTTGGCTGGTGGATCTTGCTGAAGTGATTGAGTTGGGCAAGCAACGTCCCCTCGGTCAGCTGCGTCTGTTTACACAGAGTGTTGGTGACGACGGCCGAAGCCTCCCAGCTGTTTCGGGTGCCCCAGGGGACGTTGCGGCGATGGGCGCACGAAGACGGCTGGACGAAACACGGCCCGCTGCACCTCCGGCGGTGGGAGTTCGAGCAGGTGCAAGCAAGCTACGACCGAAGACGCAAGGCGCGCAGTCCTTGACTTTGACCAGCACCGAACGGAGGATGGCCTTAACTCAGGAGTCCTGTCCCCCGTGTGCGTACCGTGGCCCGGCTGGTTCACGGTGCCGGAAGGCTCCGATTGCTTCATGCCCCGTTCCCTTGTGTGTTGTGCATCTGGCGCACGTCGTTGAGTTTGTTAATCAGAATGTCAGTGCGTTCATGGGTAGTGTGGAGTTACGTTCAGCGACTTTGGCACTGCAAGAAGTGGCACGTGCATCCTGTCCGGGTGTGGTCTACTACCTGCGTGTAGGTGATTTGATCAAGATTGGCCATACTCGCCGGATAGATCAACGACTTAAGGCGTATCCGCCCGATGCAGTGTTGCTGGCTACCGAGCCTGGCACCGAGGAACTTGAGACGCAGCGTCATGATCAGTTTGCTGAGTTCTTAGGTGCGCGTTGTGAGTGGTTCCGGCCGGGGCTAGCTTTGCTGGCTCATATCGAGGCGTTGACCTAATGGGAAGCCAGGATCGAAGTGTTGTCACTTCTGACTGGCTGAGCGATCCCTCATCTGATCTTGATTTCGCCGGCGTAGTGGTCCCTGACCAGCGGCGCAAACCCCTGTAGCGAGCGAGCGGCGGGGGTGTGTGACGTGTGGGTGTGCCGGGTGCTTGCGTTGGGTCTGCTGGTGGTCACGGCTGAGTTGCTGTTGTGGTTGATGGTGTTGTCCACTCTGTTGATACCTGCCCAGGTGCTTTTGTGACGCAGGTCACACGTTTGCCGTGAGGGTGGTTCGCCACCAGCTGACATAGAGCTGGAACGCAGGTAACTGTCAGCGGTGCTCGCGCGATACTCGACGTGGCACGCAACCTACGACGGGGAGAGTCGCACGATGCAGGTTTCTGACGCCTTCACTATGGGCCTGAACTCGCTCGGCGGGCGCAACGATCACGACCACGACCGTGATGACCGCTGGCGCCGGCCGCAGCACCACCGCGGGCATTACCAGTGCTGCTGGAACTGGCGCCGGTTCTGCTGGGAGAATCGCTGGTGCTGGGACGACTGATCGAGCACTGAGCGCGCCCGCGCCCGGCGACATCCATCCTCTGAACTCCCATCAATCGAGAAACAGGGGGGATCTCCCTATGCGCAGATCATCGGGTGTTGCCGGGCGACGCGGTGTGTCATCGACTGCTCGCGGTAGTGCCGGAAGCTCGGGGCATGCGCCCACTACGCCCACCGAGGCGCTTAAAATCAAAGCGCGCGAGGATGAGGCTGCACCCGGTACGCATGAGGAAGAAAGTTTCCTCAGTGACGTCATGCCGAGCATCAATGTGCATTTCGGCCGGTGAGTCAGATGCGCAGCTTGTCTGAGGGCAGCGATTCTGGCGCGCTCACGCTGGCCGATCTGGAGAATTTCATCGCCGCCTGCCGCAGTCTTGGCATGGACCCGGCGCAGACCACGATCGCGGGTACGGTGAGCGGATTCAAAGCGCATGTGAGCGGCGCCGGACAGCTGGCCACCATTACCGCCAGCCATGCGGCGATTAAAGCCACCGCGAGCCCAACCCCGATGCCGGCCCCGGTAGTGACGACGATGCCGATACCGGTCACTCCGCCCGTTTCCGCGGCGCCTTCTGCCCCGGTTGCGTGATTCCGCACTGGGCGCGGGGTACTGATCTTATCCGTTCCGATCAATTCGACGGTCCGCGACTGAAGGGTGACACCGATGAGGATTTTGCTGAGTGCTGCCCTGGTGGCTGGCCTCATGCTGGGCGGTGCAGCGTACGCGGCTGCCGACACCACCAACAGTGGCCCGATCACCGAAAACAGCCACCATCACGAGTTCACCAACTGCGGGGGATCCGGCCTGGTCAACCTGGCCAACTGCGTGGACCTGCTGGACATTTAGTCAGTGCATCGTTGCTGATCAGCGCGGGTGAGTGCTTCGCCCCGTAGATTCTCTCTCGGTCGCGTGCGCACGCCCATGGGAAAGGCCAGGGCCTTCCCGGTAGCGCCGTTGACATGGGCGCATCCATACAGCCCTGGCCTGCTGCCACTGAGGTGGCCGTCACCACTTCCACTGCTGTTCACTGCGAGCGGACTCCTACCGCTCGGCGGGCATGCTAGCACCAGCCGCCGCGCGACTGAACTTAGAGACCTATCCCCTTGAGTGCGTTGTCGGACCAGCGATCTACGATCTGTATGTACCTGTCGAGCACGGCTGAGTTGCGTTGCCATCCGCCCTGGTCTGCGATGGCCCAGCGGTCGTGCCCGGCCTTGCGCGCCTCGGTGGCCAGTCCAGCTCGTAGCGAGTGCCCAGTGAACCGCGCGGCGCATCCTGCCCGGTTGCCCGCTTGAGTGACGATGTTGCCGACTGCCTGCGGGGTCAGTGGTCGGACAAGATCTCCGTGTTTGTTCACCATCCAAAATGCAGACCCTTCAGTAAGCTCCGCAGCGAAGCGCCAAGCTAGCCAGGCGCGTACGGGACAGGTCAGCCCATCGGTGCCAGGCAGTACGTGGGGTTGTCGATATCCGGTTTTGGAGTCTCGGAGGGTTACGACTAATCCCTCGTCTGTGACTTTGATATCGGTGACGAGCAGCGCGGCCAACTCAGATCTGCGAGCTCCGATAGCGAAACCAAGCAAAATTAATGCTCGGTCGCGCATCCCCGCGAGTGAGCTGGGACAAGTCGCAGAGATTTTGCGTAGGTCATCAATGGTGATCGCCGGAGCGCTACCGCGTCCGGTGGGGAGGTTTTCTCGACGTAGGTTTCGCTCGTAGGAGCGGATGATGCGGAGCGCGTCGGCGCTAATTGCGTGTGGAATGGTGCACCCGGCTTGCTTCCATCCGTGCAGTACTCCTGCTAGCCGTCTCTGGAGAGTGGCGGGCGATTGAGCTTTGCGGGCTGGCGTGTCGTGTGCAAGACAGGTTACGAACGCAACCAGCAGGCCAGAGGATACGCATAGCGGGTCGATGTTTTCGTTTGCGCAAAATTGTTGCCAGTGGCGCCAGTCGGTGGCGAACGCTCGGCGGCTGTTCTCGGCTAGGTCTGAATTGAGTAGAGCTTTAGCCGCGGTCTCAATGGTGGACAGGCGCGTGGTTTCGTGGTCCGGCATGGGTGCCGGGAGGATCTCCATGTGACAAATTCTAGCACACGATATGTCTACAGTATCGTGGATTCCTGGTGGGGTGCGCACTGCGCGCTGCATAGTCATACAGCGGAAAGGCGTGATCGCAATGCGATACACCCGGGCAAACCGATCCACCGTGCGCACGCCGATGCGGCGCGGCGGACACCCACCGACCACACCTAGTGACGTCGATCCCACGCTGCCGAGCGCGTCAGCAGCAGTCGCCGCGGGCCGTACCGGCGAGGCGCGTCCTGGTACGCATGAGCAGGAGTCGGTGGACTGGCAGTCAGCCGGCCTGGGTGCTGGTGCCGCTGCTGCGGCGCTACTGCTGGGTGATGGGCGCCCCATGGCGCGCCGCGAGTTCAGCTACAGCTTCACCAACGACGCTGCCGACCAGGTACAGGTGCCTGGTGTGTCCAACTCGGGCAACTCCGCAGATCACAACCACCTGGATACTGAGAGCACCACCAGCTACGACTCTGGCCCTGATGACGCTACGTGACATGGCCGCAGCAGCGGTGCGCTAGCAAGCTGGGCTGGAAAACCAATTACCAAACGTGGGTAGTTACGTTTCGTGACTCTTTCCACTGCTACTCAGGGTGACATTACATAGGGTAATGAGCGCGGTGGGGATAATACTTTGTTTCATGATCGCGACGCGGGCGTTAAATGTTTTCGTTTTTTTAGAGTTCGCGATCGAGGATGTGCTATCCCTATGCCTTAAAATCTCTGGACTAAAATTGTGCGGTTCAAAATGATCTTGGACTTACCCGGGGGTGCGCAATGGCTACCGCGTATCCCTCGGCCGGGCGCAAAGGTCACCGCTGGTACAAAGCGCAGAATGCCTGTCTGGAGGCCGGCGAGCTCAATGCCACGCCCTGTTATGGCTGCGGGGGTCGCATCGACTACGGCCTGCGTAAGATCAACCCGCGGCATCCGATGGCCCCGACCGTGCACCACATTGTCGAGTTGTGGATCGGCGGCGACCCCATGGACCCGGCGAATCACACCCCCTGTCATTTCGGCTGCAATGTGCGGCTGTCGAATGATCTGCGCCGCAGGCTGGGTTGGCATCCGACCCGGCGCGTCCGCCCGATCTGGGAGACCCGGGGCCTCGCGTCCCGCAGCTGGTAGCCGTGAGCATCTTGAGTGAATGGTTGGATGAGTACGGGTTTGGTGAGGCGCATTTTCGTAACGGTGTGTTTGTGGGCCAGGTCTACGCACGCTTAGCTGATGATGTGCTGTGCATCAGTTTGAGTAATACAAATGCGTCCGGGGTGTTCGCCGAATCAGCGGAGCGTTACCGAGTCGTGAGGATCGAGGACTAGATGCGCCGAAACAATGTTGCCAGAAACCGGGCGCTGGGTTTGGTCAGCCGGCGAGTACAGGATGTCCGGGTGCGGCGCACATATAACGCTTTTGGCGAATCAGACGAGCCATTCGAGTCGGATGTGTCCCCTGGCACCATGGGCAGCGGTGACGAGCTTGCGGGCGAGGAGTCCAAGGGCGATGACCCACTCAACAGCTGGTATTAAAAGGGAGCCCTCATGAGACGGACCACCGCGATACCCGGAATGCGTCGAACCTCTACCGGGCGCCCTGTTGTGCGTGTCGCGCTGCGCCGGGGCGATAAGTTCTGGGTGGACGATGACGCGGACGCGCCCCCCGGATCGGTGCCCTCTACCGGACCGAACGGTGAGGCCCACGATGACCGGGGCAATGGTGAGGATCCGGAGCGGGCCGGCTCTCGGGGACAGTTGTGCCGTGATGCGGCTCAGGATATGGGTTTGTCACCTCCGCCGGATCCTAATTCCAACGCGGACATGCTGGACGCCAAATATGCGGAGGATCCGGAGGCGATGAAAGAATCCGATCCGAGTCTCGCGTATTACATCGGCCACGGCGATCACAATCCTGATGGTAGTGGGTGATGTCCATGCGGCGTAGTACTTCTCGAGCATCACTGGGTGCGCCCCGACGTGGCATGGCACGCCAGTTACCGAGCACGGGCGCCTCGATTACTAAATTCGGTTTTGATGAGCCGAAAGGTCGGAAAGAAGAGGGCGAGCTTGCCGAAGGAAGCGAGATTAAACAGGACGACACCATTTTAGGGTCCATGGGTCTTAAAGATTGTTTTGGCTTGTGCGCTGGCCCTGGTGCCCCGGTGGGCGGAGACTAAAGCGATGCCGTGGAAAGTGGAGCGGTCCGACGACTGTCCGCCAGCGAAACCGTGGGCCGTCATCAAGAGTGGCTCTGGTGAGATCATCGCGTGCCACGATTCAGAGGACTCGGCCCAGAGCCAGATGCGCGCGCTGTATGCCAATGAGCCGGATGCGCGCCACGCCGGCCAGTGCCAGGCCCTCTACGGTTCGGCGGAGAGTTCCGGCCGCTGGGCGGTCGTGCTGGTGCCCTGGGGGTTCGCTCCGGAGCGCAATTACGCTGGCCTGACCTATCTGGGCGAGCCGATCGAGCTGCTCCGGCGGCTGTACCGCTATCGGTTGTCCCGGGCCCCGTCCGCCGCGACCCTCGACTACGTGGCCGGCGTGCTGGTTACCGAGCTGCACATCAGCCGGGCTGAGCTGGAGGCACTCGTCATCAACGGCGAGCACATGACGTTGCCGAGCGCGGGTTGGTTGGGCTTGGCTCAGGCGGTCATGTTTGGTATCGGCGATAACTGGCAGGAGGCATCAGCATGAGGCGATCCACCGGGCGTCAGCAGCGCCGCAGCATCGTCACCCGTTACCCGGATGCGCATGGGGATACACATCAGGCGCACCTGTTGATGCAGGAGAAGGCGGAACACCCACTGGGGACACCCGCTGCGGAAGTCAACATCGGCCGGGCCAGCTCAGCGAGTAGTGCATGACTATCCGCGGGATGCCGACCATGCCGCCGAGTACGCGCTATAAGTCCACCCGGTGGTCACGATTAGCTTTAGGGGACGACATGAAACGAACAACAGCAGTCAGTCGTAATGCGATTCCGCGCGTTGTGACGCGCCAGTCGCCAGCGGTGCAGACAACCCGTAGTGCCCCGGTGAGCATTCCGGTCCGCCGTGCCGATGACGACAGTGACGATAAAGATAAAGATCCGAAACAGAGCGACGAGCACAAAGACGGTAAAGAGGCCCTGGAGGCTCGCGCCGAAGACGAGAAAAAGGACGACGACACCGACCACGATAACGACACCATTCCAAAAAAGGATGATGATGACTGATGAAACGGACCGGTGTGCGTAGTCTGCGCAGTGCGGTGCCGCTGCATACCCGGCGGCCTATCCGCGGTGGCCAGTGGACGACTCGGGCGGATGAGGCGGCTGCCGATGCCACTCCGCAGGTGACCCGCGACGATGACGGCGACGACGATGCAGCAGGAGGTGGCGCGAATGCGTCCGGGTGCTAGCAGGCGTAGTGCGGTGCCCCCAGGGCGCCGTGGGGTGCTTGGTCGGGCGGTGCGGCGACCCGGCGTGGTTCGCGACGCGGATGACAGTGGCGCAGCGCCAGATGTTGATCGTGGGAAGTTTGACGGCGGTGACAATGATCCGGAGTCGGACACCAACGTTGCGCCGTTTGATCAAGACTGATGGAGTCGCGCTGGTTTGACTGGTGCCGTGAGTTGTGCCAGGCGATGCTCTTGATTCTTGTTTTCGTGCTATTCACCGCAGCTATGCTGGGCATTCTGCACGGGATATTCGGTTAGGAGGCGGTGAGCATGCACGCTGCGCTTTATCCGGCGCTTATCGCGCTGGGGTTGGTGTTTTTCGCCGCAGCACATTTGTTGCCGGGTCCGACACCATCCATGATATCGATTATCTTGGCCGTGGTGCTCTTTATCCTGGCATTCTGTTTTGCCGTGCTGGTGGTCTGATGAAAATCACCCTGTCATTGTTCGGGCTTGTCCCGGTGTCGCTGGAGGTGCTGGGTAACTCGGCGCCACCTCCGGTACCGGTTGCCCTCGAGCCCAAACCGGAGGGCAAGCCTAAACCTCAGCCAGAGGGTGAGACCCCGGGACCGATCACGGAGCGGGTGAGCGCGCCAGTCACGCATACTGGATTCGGCCTGCGTATCCGGCACGCCGATGGGAGGGAACGGTGGACGGGATGACGAAAGCCGCCGACTCAGATGACGTGGTTCGCGCGCTGACCGAGGGCGTTAGCAAAAATACGTTGACACATGGCATCAGCGCGGATCTGGCCTGGCATGTGTTGCGGGTGCTCAACGATGCCGGCTACACGGTGGTGTGCACCCGCTAGATCTCACCAGCACCGCAGCACGAGCACCAGCGTGGTCAGGCCACCGGCCACCAGGAAGCCCCACCCGAGCGACACGACTTAGCAATGTACTCGGGCCGGTAGGTTGTCCTCGCTTGGCCGCGCATCGGCGAACGTGGCTGCGAACTCCAGAAAACGCTCGGCGTCTGCGGCGTTGCTGGCCAGCCCGTAGCTGATCCGGATGGCGCCCCCGGTGGGCATGCCCAGGGTGTCCAGATAGGCGTCCATGGGCGCGTCCGCCGGCAGCTCCCCCGCGGCCACCAGATCGGCCGGATCGAGCGCAAACGCCGTCTCGGCGGCACCGGGCGCACAGAAGCATCCAGTGCGCAGCGAGATGTGCTGCTCGCGCGCCCGGGCTGCCACGATCCGCTCGTCAACCGGTGCGCCGGAGGGATCGAGCAGATTAAAAGTGATGGCAGCCCCGCGTTGCTCGATCCCGAGCGGACCGTAGAGCCGGATGAGGGGCTCGCCCCCCTTGTGATGCAGGTTCGCCAGCTCAGCCAGCGTCCAGCCGGTCAACAGCTGCACCCGGTCATGGATCTGGGCCAGCCCGAGTGCGCTGATGTACTCCAGCCCTCGCGTGACGGCGGCGGCGGCCAGATAGTTGACGGTGCCGTGCTCGAACGCGTCCGCTCCAGCGGCCAGGTGGTACCAGTCGCCGGCCACCGAGGCGGCCCGGGTGCTGCCCCCGGCGTGCCAGGGTTGCTGCAACTCCTCCAGCGCCTCGCGACGAGCGATCAGAGCCCCGATGCCGCTGGGATAACCGAAGATCTTATAAAAGCTGACCGCGACGTAATCAGCCGGGAACCTGCGCAGATCCAGCGGGTTGGTGGGCACGAACGCAGCAGCGTCCAGCAGCACCCGCCAGCCCAGATTGTGTGCCGCGTTGATCCACGACAGGGGATGGTGTACTCCGCTGAAATTGCATTGCGCCGGGTATGTGAACAGCCCACCCGCATGGGAGTTGAGGGTCAGCATCGCCTCGGTATCGGAGACCCGCAGATCCGATTGCAGCGGCAGGTAACCTACCGTGCATTTGATGTCCCGAGCTAGTTCCCGCAACCCGAGCGCCGAATTGTGTACATCGGCGGTGTAGAGAAACAGACTGTCTGGCTGGAACGGATATGATAAGCCCACCAGTTGCATGGCCGCTGTGGCATTCGCGGTGAATACCACGGTGTATTCATCGGGGTCGGCGTTAAAGAATCGCAGTACCGCAGCGCGTGCCGTGGACATTATCTCGGTAGCGCGTTGGCTGGCCGGTGAGTCGGAATGCGGATTGCCATATACGTTACCGCGCAGATCCCACAAGTGATCCATGACCAGTGACTCCGGATAGAGTGCGGCGCCCGTGTAGTCGAGATAGACTTCATCACCGAGCCGGGAAAACTCGATGACGCGCAGCGGTCCAATGATGTCGGGGTGATAATCAGCGTGCTCGCGGGGGAATCTCATGGAGCGTTAACGAGCGCCCGGGGGACAGGATACGGATGAGTCTCTTTACCTACACGCCGCACCCGCAGCGCGCTCGACGCCGGCACCGAGACCCGGCGCGGGTAAATGACCAGTACGACACCTCTACCGCTTATGCGAGGTGTAATGCTCGGTTGGCGGTGAAGATTACAGGTTTCGTGGGCTCCATGACCTGCGCGTATCTGTTCGGTGCCATTGCGTTGGTGGGTTTACCGGGGGCTATTCATCAGGGTGTGCTCGGTATCGTGCAGTGGATCGCTCAGACTTTCCTGCAATTGGTCCTGCTGTCAATCATTTTGGTGGGTCAGTCCGTTCAGGCATCGGCAGCGGATAAGCGAGCTTTAGATACGTTTAATGATGCAGAAGCATTGTTGCACGAGTCTTTGCAACTTCAGGCACATTTGTTTGCGCAGGATGAACTGATCGCCAAGTTGGCAAAAGATACGTAAACTAGGGTAAACCGTTTATAAAGTCAGGGAAGTCTAGGCCAAGGCCAACGATACCTGCGCCATTCTGCGGGAAACACAACAGCGCCGCGGTTGGTGGTCCATGAATTGGGTCGCGCGCAACGCCAGCGATATCCGCAGAAACATCGCCACAGTTCCCCCTCGCTACCTTTCTCGGGCGGGTGGCAGACGTGTTGCGGCGGGCGTTGCATGGCGGTGAGGCCGGGAATATGCAACAGGAGTGACGGGATCATGGACGATAGTCTGGCAGATGCTTTCGAGCGCGAGGTAGCCCAGCTCCCCCCGGATGTGCGCAACAGTGCGTGCGGTCTCATCGAGATGGGCCGGCGCTGCGCCCAGCGGTTCGATGAGGGTCATAACCCGGCCGCGTCCCAGGTACGCCTTGCGCTGGCCGATCTGCGCAAGCTCACCGACCGCTGGGAACGGCTGAGGATGCCGCCGGCACCGGACGTCATGCCGGAACGGAGTCCACTTGATGAACTCCGCGAGCGCAGGCGCCGACAGATGGGCGAATCTGCGGGGTGACCAGGCACCGCGAATTGAACTGGTGCCCCCCTACCTCAAGACATCCGGCCCGGAAGCCTGTGAGCTGGCCGAGCTCTCCGGATTGATTGCCGACCCGTGGCAGCGCCGGGTGCTGGACGGTGCACTGGGTATGGATGAGCAAGGCAACTGGACGGCCCCCGAGGTCGGTCTGGTGGTGGGCAGACAGAGCGGCAAAGGCGCCTGTGTGGAGATCGCCACCCTCAACGGGCTGTTTCTACGGCAGTACAAAATGGTCTACACCTCGCACCTCATGGCCACCAGCCGCAAGATCCGCGAGCGCATCCAGTGGCGCATCGAGTCGGTGCCGGGCCTCGATCAAGAGGTTAAACAGATCCGCATGAGCAATGAGGAACAGAGCATCAGCCTCAAAAACGGCGCTCGAATAGATTTTGTTGCTCGCACATCCTCTGCGGCCCGTGGTTGGGCCGGATATGACATCATATTTTTCGATGAGGCTTTCGCGCTTACCAATGAAATGGTCGGCGCCATGATGCCTATTATGTTTGCCCGCAGTAATTGGCAGATATGGTACGTGTCGATGGCGGGCATGGCGAATTCCACCGCACTGCGTCAGGTTCGGATGCGCGGCATCAATCAAGAGCCGGAACTGGCCTACTATGAGTGGTCAGTAGATGACGCTTTCCACGACGCACCCGATTACGTGCGGCAGATGCCCATAGCCTGGGCGCAGGCCAACCCCGCATTGGGCGATCGAGTCACTTTCAACACGATGCGCCGCGCACTGCGCAGCATGGATGCCGCCGAGTTTGACCGCGAGGTGCTCTGCGCCTGGGATGACCCGGGCGGCATGGCGATCATCCACCTGGGCGCCTGGCTGTCCCTGGTGGATCCGGACAGCCAACCCCGCGGCGGGCTCGTGTTCGCGTTGGACGTGGCCGAGGGACTGACCAGCGGGGCCATCGGGGTCGCCGGCTATCGCGCCGACCGGATCCCTCATGTGGAGATCACCAACAAAGACGGGCAGCTGGATCACCGCCGGGGCATCGACTGGATGGTGTCCCGCGCGAAAGAACTGGACGCGGTGTGGGGCCCCACCCTCTGGATGGTGGACACCTCCGGACCGGCCGGCGCGCTACTGCCCGCACTGATCAAAGCCGGCATCGGGGTCACCCCCACCGGGGATCCCGGCATCACCCCGATCAAAGGCGCTGAGTTGAGCCAGGCGTGCGGGCATCTGCTCAAAGCGGTGTCGACCCGGGATCAACTACGCCACCTCGGCCAGGAATGCGTCACCTCGGCAATCAGGGCGGCGCGTAAGCGCAATGTGGGCGACGGTGGCTGGGCGTTCGGTCGCATGGTCAGCGCAGCGGACATCACCCCGGTCACGGTAGTTGCTGAGGCGCTGTACGGCCTGGTGCGTTACGCCGCACCCACTTACAACGTGCTGGAGAGTGTGCATTGACCACGGCTGTCACTGACCTGCATCCGGGCCGCACCACCCAGGGTCGGCCAACGCTGTCCCCCCTGGTGCACGAGATCGTGATCCTGTGTCTGGAGCTGGCCGCGGTGGTGGCGATCGCCGCCGGGCTCGGGATCGCCGCATTTGAGCTGGTGCGCTGGCCCGGGTTTCTGGTGATGGCCGGGGCGGTGCTGCTGGCCGCCGGCTGGCTCGGGGACTGGCTCGGTGGACGCGCTGGCGCGACACAACCCGCGCCACCGGGCCGACCACCGGTTACTCGATCGAAAGACATCCCGCAGGTGCCCTCGGTGATCGTGCGCACGTGGTGGCGATTCGCCTGGCTGGCCAAAGAGTAGCTAACTGGAAAGGCAGGCGGGAATTGTGGGCCTGTTTTTCAAACGCACCGCGAACATCGAGGGACCGTACTGGGGCGAGTTTCCTGGTGCTTCTGCCAGTGACGTGATACCGCATCGGCTGGGTATGCAGATCGCCCCCGGCCACATGATTAACTCAGAATCCGCGCTACGGCATTCGGCGGTGTGGGCGTGTTTGCGGCTGCGCGCTAACCTGATCAGTACGATGCCGGTGGATGTGTTCCGCCGCGCGCAATACGGTTTGCCCCACGTCAAGGTGGAGACACCCCCGGTGATCCTCAACCCGGGCGGCCAGGAGGTCGACTATCTGGAGTTTATGTGGGGAACGCAATTCGACCTGGACCGCGCGGGGAACACGATAGGGATCATCACCCAGCGCAATGGTTATGGCCTGCCTGCTGAGATTGAGCTGGTGCCTCTGGCCTGGGTGAGCGTCAACGTCATCGATAACGTACTTGTGGAATACATGATCCGTGGTAAATCATACCGACCGGATCAGATCTGGCATGAGAAGCAATACACGGTGCCCGGTTTTCATTTAGGTCTGTCCCCCTTGATGTACGCGGCATGGTGCATCGGGGAACACCTCTCTATACAGGATTTCGCCATTTCCTGGTTTACGAGTGGTGGCATTCCGCGGGGCCATATGCAGAATACGGTGCTGCCGACTCTGACCAATTTACAGGCCGAGGAAATCAAGGCCCGCGCTAAGGAAAGCATTCGCTCCGGCGATGTGCTGGTCACCGGTAAAGACTGGGAATACAAACTCATCCAGGCCGAACAGACCGGCATGGAATGGCTGGAGGCGCGCAGCATCGGGCTGGCCGAGATCGCCCGATTCTTGGACTGCCCGGCCGATCTGATTGACGCGGCTATTTCTGGCAGTAGCGTGACGTACGCCAATGTGGTGCAACGCAACCTGCAACTACTTATTATGAGCCTAGGCCCGGCGATCCGGCGCCGAGAGAACTCGCTCAACAAACTGTTGCCTAACAGGCAGTTTGTGCGTCTCGACACCGACTCGCTGTTGCGCATGGACCCGGCGACTCGCGCGGAAGTGGTGGCGCACCGCATCCAATCCCGGGTGCTGGCCCCGTCCGAGGCCCGGTTGATGGAAGATCTGCCGCCGATGACGGATGCGCAGATCGCCGAGTTCGAGCGGTTCTGGCCGACCCGTGGCCCGATGCCGATGGGGAAACCCCCTGATATGTCGCCTGATAAGCCCGAACCGTTTAAGCCGACCCATCCAGCGGTGGGAGATCGGGGGGCGACTAATGGCGCCACACACTACGCGTAGCCGCGTACCCCGGCGGGTGACCCGGCGCGGGGTGCCGGTGGTTCGAGCTATACCGGGTGCCCCGGTGCATCGCGCGGCACAAGGCGTGGAAGCGCCCCCGCTGGCCAACAGTGACGACGTGCCCACCACACCCTCTGATGATGATCCTTTTCTCCAGTCGACCCACCCGAAAACTGAGGACAGCTCGGCGGATGAGGAACGGACCGACGCGGACAATCCGGCACCGTTGCATATACCGGAGGGATCGAAACCGGATCCCGATGATCCCACCAGCGGATACGTGGAAAAAGAATCAGATGATCAGAAACCGGATTATCGGATTCCGGGCATGGAACCACCGGACGCGGCGCCTGTTCCCCCTTCCCAGGTGCAGACACCCGAGTTGACACACCCCCCGGAGGCGGCCCCGAGCGCGGGCGATCTCACCGAGGGCGAACCGCACAAATTCCCACCGGATGCGGCACCCGTCCCGGGTGTGGATTTCCCCGACAAGAAAGGCAATCCGTCATGAAACGACCCACCCAGCGCAGCACCGGGGCCCCGGCGCGCAGAGCTGTATCCGGTTCCCGGGTCCATCGCGAGTTGGCCGATTTCCAGGATGCCACGCACGCAGCACCCAACAGCACAGGTATCCCGATGACCCCTACCCGACATGCCCCCGGCGCGGCCTGGGTGGACCTCAATCAGATGCAGGGCGGCGCACCGTGCCTCGATGAGGCAGAAATCCCGGACGAGTAAAGACAACCCCCAGGAGTTAGAGACCATGGATAAGCACCAGCGCGCCGGCACTGTCCCGGTGCAACGCCTTACCCCCGCCAAGGCTGCGCGAGTGGCAGCGGCCCCGGTGCACCGGTATACGGTGGTTCTCCCGCCGGGTGTGGTGTCCCGCGCCACGTTGGCCGATGTACAGGACGCCGAGACGTCCGCACCGAATGACTCGGGCGCACCCACCACACCGAGCGAAAAAGGCCCGGACGGCGGCGGGGACGGTCCGGAATCACCCGCCGAGCTGATCGGTACTGAGGAAAAAGAGGCCAAAGAAGCGGGTCGCGAGGCTGAGAAGATGCCCGGCGAGGAGGAGCACCAGGGCGCCGTGATGAATTGGTTCGATGAGCTGGGCTCATAGCCATGCGCCGCGCCAGTAGACCGATGATGCGCAGCGTGACCCGGCGAGGTATGACTGCGGCCGGGCGTGCGCACGTGTGCCGGGGGTGCGGTTGTTGCGCTGAATGCGCGGCGAAAGACAAGGAAAAAGAAAAAGGGTTTTTCGGTGCCCCCGGGTTTCTTAATCCACCGGACAATGACACTGAGCCCGATGGTGACGATGATGACGCGCCATCCACACCGTCTGCCGCGTCCAGCGGATCAGCAAGCTCATAGTTAATCGTTGCTATCGGCACCGTGGCTGGCGTGCGCTCGAAAGGGAGCTTTTATGGATACGACGATTTCCCGGGAGAGCGCAGCACTGGCCCGCCGGGACGCTCTGATGAACGGGACCGGTAGTGCGGACATCAGCCGGGCTCGGCGCCGCATGCCGGTGGACGTGGACACACCGCGGGTTCTCACATTCCGCAGTGCGATGACCGCCAAAAAAGAGTTTCTCGCCAAGCGCGCGTGCTCGTGCAGCGAGGATTCGGTGATCTGCGCCTGCGGGGGCAAACAATTCTGGGAGCGTGCCGCAGCGGGGGATTCTCCAGATCTTAACGCTGAATGGATTCATCTGTCCGGCGTGGCGAGTGTCACCGAAACGCCCTATGAGATGTGGGATTTTTACGGTCCCTACACGGAGCGGGTTTCTCGCGACGCTTTCAGCGCGTCCCTTCAGCGTCAACCTGATGTAGCGTTTTTGGTCAATCATGAAGGTTTGACGATGGCGAGGACCAGGGCCGGCTCCCTGTCGCTGTCCAGTGGCCCGGAGGGCTTGACGGCCGAGGCGTGGCTCAACCCGGAGCGCACCGACGTCCGAAACCTGATCACCGGTATCCGTGACGGGTGCGTAGATCAGATGTCTTTCGCCGCCATGCTGGTGGACGGCCAATGGTCGGCTGATTTCAGCGAGTTCACCTTGATGGAGCTGGACCTGCATGCCGGCGACGTTTCGGCGGTCAATTTCGGGGCCAACCCGCGGACGCACATCGGGGAGCGCGCCCGCCGGATGATCGATCAGGTTGATGACTGGCCGGAGGCCGCCGCTCGATCCGCGTGGCGCGCTCTGGACCGGCGTTTCCGGCCGTTGGAGCAGACCAACGCGGTACGCAGCAACGGGGCCCCGGTGGACGTCGAGCCGGTGCGGATGGGTCGCTCGATCGGCCTGGTGCATGCTGCGCTGCTGGCTGCCGAAGACTAACTAGACGCTTTTGATTTATCGGCCACAGTGTGTGGCCCTTTCTTGCCCGCAGCGGCTGCCGCTGTATTGCGATCCTCAATCCGCCATCTCCGGCGGTCCACCGAGTAAGCGAAAGGATGGCCGCCGGTATGACGCGGACTGTCACCATAGATGAATTGGAAGCCGGCACCGAGCTGGAGCTGGAGAGCGCCAAAAAGCGCCGCACCAAGATGAAGCTGGAGATCCAGGGAATCCTCAATCAGGCTCGCTCTGAGGGCCGCCCGAATCTGACTGCTGATGAGCAGAGCCGGGTCGATGAGTTGTTCCTGGCCCGGGATGCGGCACTGACTGATATCGATGGCATTAACCAGCGACTTGCCAATGTGAAAAAGCTGCGGGCCGAGGAGATCGCTAACGATGAGGTCACTCGTCAGGTAACGCCGACCGGGGCACCCAAACCCAAATACGATGAGGTCGCCCGGGTAGGCCGCGAGGAGAGAACTTATCACAAGGGCTGGGACCGTAAGGGCGCATTTTTCCTCCAGGATGTCATCCGCCAGCATTTGTTTAACGACAACCAGGCCAGCATGCGTCTCTCCCAGCACATGCATGAGGAGCAGGTAGAGCGATCCGGCGCGCAGTTGCAACGCGCGGTAGGGACTGGCGCATTCACCGGACTAGTCGTGCCACAGTATTTGACTGATCTTTATGCACCGGCCATCGCGGGCATGAGGCCATTCGCGGATGTGTGTAATAAGCACGACCTACCCGAGTCGGGAATGACGGTCAACATTTCCCGGATTACCACCGCATCCTCGGCAGCGTTGCAAGCCAATGAGGCTGACGCAGTGTCCAATACGGACATGGACGACACGCTGTTGACTATCAACATTCAGACAGCAGCGGGTCAGCAGACCATCAGCCGGCAGGCAGCGGAACGTGGCACCGGTATTGAGGAAGTCGTGATGGACGACCTTTTCCGCCGTTATGCCAGTGTGTTGGACTCGACGCTCATCACGCAGTCTGTGACCGGGTTGTCAGCGGTGGCGCAGGCCATTACCTACACCGATGCCTCACCGAGTGGTACTGAGGTATGGCCCAAAGTTTTGCAGGGTGCGGCCAACTCGGAAGCCGCATTGCTGGGCTTTGCCCGGCCAGATGTGGTGCTGATGCACTCGCGGCGTTGGTATTGGTTGCAGAGTCAGCTCTCCGCGCAGTGGCCGCTATTCGGCCAGCCTGGCATCGGCGAGAATCATGGTGGCGAGAACTATGGCGTCATCTATGGCCGTGGATATCGCGGAATGATGCCTAATGGCATGGCGGCAGTCGTGGACAATAACATTCTGACGACGACGAACTCTAATCAGGATGAAATGTATATTGTAGCCACGGATGAGTGTCACCTATGGGAAGATCCTTCTGCGCCCGTTTTTCTCAGGTGTGAACAGCCAGCTGCGGCTAATCTCGGCATTCTGTTGGTGCTCTATGGTTACTTCGCTTATACCATGTCGCGGTACAGTAACGCTATGTCAAAGATCGGCGGCACCGGACTCACAACGCCGACGTTCTGACAGGTCAGAGACATGATCACTGATCATGGTGTTACTGCTAGCGTGATCTTAATAGTTATCGTGGCCGCTGTAGGTTCCCTACCGGCATGATCGATCGGGAAGGCGCGCCGGACCCCGACCTCCGGCGCGCCTTCCCGATGCCCATCCGCAAAGGGGTGCGCGTTGTTTGACGATGATGACGAGTTGGCCGAGGTACCGGTGATCCGTACGTTGTCTGACCTTATGTACGCGATCTCAGTGGCCCGCACCCAGGAGCAACGCCTCGCCATCTATATGCGCGCGGTTTACGCGGGTTATGGTCACCGGTTGCCGGCTGACTGGAATCCCAACGGCACACTCAGACTCCCAGAGAGGGAGGTGACACCCTAATGTCTTTGCATCCGGTTTTTGGCGATATTCTTCTGCCTTCCGCATCGCGCGGAGCGGGTACGTACGGTACTGGCGAAGTGTCTAACCCGGGCCAGGCCAACTTTGTGCAGTTCTTTATCGTGGTTTCCGCAGTGGGTGGCTCAACGCAGACTATCGATGCGGTGGTGCAGACCTCACCGGACAACACGACCTGGACCTCGATCACAGCCAGCGGTATCTCCCAGTTGACCGCGACAGGTCAGGCATCTGGTTTTGCTTTTGTTGGTGCCGCTTTATATGCGCAGATATTGGTCACAGTCGGTGGAACAGGGACGCCTACGGCGACTTTCGTACTCGGGGCTAAGGTGTGGTGACAATGGCAGACGACAAGACTCCCGCCACTCCCACCCGTGAGCCACAGACCGGGCCAGGGCAGCTGGATGCAGGCGGAACTCAGGTTACGGCGGTTGCCCAGAATAAGGAGCTGGGCGTGGCTTATCAGAGTGCGGGCCAGGTTCGTCAGGCACTCGCCGAGCTACGCAATGCCCGTGCGCACGGTAACGACGAGCGTGTCAAGGCCGCTACCAAGGTGCTGGAGGCACAGGGATTCGATCTGGATGCGTGGGAGGCTCGGCAGAAGCGTTCCACACCGGGGGATAAGTCTGTGGATGCCCGCAAGCGGCCACCAGAGGGCCGCAGTGCCACGCCGCCCGGCCAGGTGCGCACCGACGCACCCTCCCCACCTCCGCCACCCGCAGCGGAGCCACTGGCGCCGGGAGTGTCCATTCCGCCTGCCACTAGTGCGAAACCAGCAGGCCAGACTACGACCTCACCCGCTGGGGGCAGTACTACGGTGACTACCACCACGGATGTCACGTCAAAGCCGGCCCCGGATTCTCCGCCGAAACCGGCAGCGAAGTAATCAGCAGCATGATTATCTCCAAGGTGCCGTGACCGTCGCGTAATTCTTGGTGCCACGGCACTGAGCAATGTACGTAAAGATCGTCCATGGGCTTCAGTGTAGGCGGTGAATGATGCCCGGCTGGCTGACGTTGGAAGCACTTAAAAATGATCAGACATTAGATCGCAGTGCGCTGTCCACACGCGACGATGAGGCCATGCAACGGGTGCTGGACGCCGCACAAGCCTGGGTGGAAGCACACCGCCCGGACCTCGATTACCACGGCGCCTGGACGGTCCCACTGGACGTACAGCTGGGCGCGCTGCGATTGGCCGCTCGATGGTTTGTGCGCCGGGTCAGCCCGGATGGCACGGTCAACATGGGCGGCATGGGCACCGCCACGGTGATGGCCTCTGATCCTGACATTCTGATTCAGTTGGGCATCACGGGCGGTTTCTCGTGACTGCTCCCCTCACCTCCATCCAACTGGGCGCTCAGATGATCGCCGATGCGGTATCGCTGGCGTTGCCCACCCTGCCGGTATTGACCAACGTGGTGGTCTCGATTGCTCCGCCGGCCGTGGTGATCGGTCCCCCCCGGTTGTTTTGGCGTACCTACAACGCGGGCGGCCAGCCCACCACCGGGCAGTGGAATGTGTACCTGGTGGTCAGCATGAATCAATATGCGCAGGACACGTTGTTGGCCATGATGCCGCAGTTGTGTAGCGCTATCGAGGTGGGCACCCCCGGCGTGATCCTGTCATCCGGGCCTGGCATCTACCCGAGTCCGCAAGGTGGGCTCCCCTGTTACACGACTACTGTACAAATTGAGCTGCACTCCTAATTAGAGCATTCTCATAGTCGGGGGCCAGGGCCTCCAGTCCATTGTTAGGGGGCCCTTATGACCGCACCGCCTGTGCCGAATACCTCTACTATTCCACCACCGACCGGATATCAGGTTTTACGCAACAGGCTCAAGGTCATTACGTTTACCTTGGCGGCTGTTTCGTACGGTTTCCAGATCTCATCCTGGATGCTGAACAACAACACGGTGGACGGTACCAAGACATTTACTTACGGCGGTGCGGCGAGTGAGTTTCGCACCGAGACGGATGATGACTGGCAGTTATCGCTCAAATTCTACAGCGATTGGCGGAGCGGCGGACTAAGCGATTACCTCATGCAGAATACTCGCGCGGTGGCCGCTTTTAGTCTTGAGCATCACCCGGATATCGCCGGCCAGCATGTGACGTGGGCGGGTAACTGCGTGCTCAAGGCCCCCTCGGTGGGTGGCGACGTCCGCACGATTGAGGAGACGTCAGTCAATCTGCTCATTCTCGGTATCCCGACCTATACACCACCTCGGTAAGGATCTGATATGTCATTGACTACCGCTCAGGTGGGTGTGTCGCTTTCGGCGGCCTTGGCGGGCGTGCTCAATACCGGCACGTCCACCGCGAATCTGTCCAGCAGTGTTAGCACGGCGGTGGGAGCTGCGCTGACTGCCGGTGCTGGTTTGGCGGATGTGGGCTGGTGGGACAAGAGAACACTGGGTGCCAGCGCGAATGAGACCATTGATTTCGCCGGCACATTGAAAGATCCGTTCGGCGTCACTGTCACGTTGGCCCGCATCAAGGTGCTGATGATCGCTGCTGATGGCGGCAACACCAACAACCTCACCATCGGCGGTGGCGCCACCACGTGGACCGGACTGATGGGGGCGACCACCCACACCACGACCCTGCGACCGGGCGGCGCGGCATTGTGGATGACCGCTACCGCAGATTCGGTTGGCTACGTAGTAACCGCCGGCACGGGTGATCTGTTGCAGATCGCGAATGCGGCTGGCACCACTTCGGTGATCTACACTATCGCCGTTTTGGGGGTGTCCACGTAATGCTGGGTAATACCGGTAATGATGTGTTTGTGGTAGTTCCCGATGAGGGGGAATCCTATGAGGTGAGCGTGGATCTGCGGGACATCCGGGCCTGGGAGCGTCAAGGGTTCCGCAACACCATGCGCAATCTGATCGAGAACACCAAAGCCGATGATCTGTTCAGTCTTGTCTATGTCGCCATCAAACGCCAGCGACTCCGCACCCTGCCCCCCACCGTGGATGAATGGGCCGATACCCACACTGTGCAGCCAAAGGCAAGCAATACAGTTGCCGCACTCGATCGGATCGAGCTGGCTGCGGTTATTGAAAAGGCTTTGATGGGTGTGACGGTCACCCCGGAAAGTATCGCCGACGCGGTGATGGACTTGCTGGAATCGTTGCCGGGGCGCGGCGCGGACCCTACCCGGACGGGTCGTTGACGCGGCTCGTGATCTCCCTGGCGCTGGCCACCAACACCGATCCGGAGGCGTGGTGGCGCCAGGACTACCGGACGCTCACCACCGCGGCCGAGATGCTCCGCTCCAGCACCAACACCGATGCCGAGGGCAGGCTGATGTCAGGCTAGGACGGTGAGCTGATGTCCGACCCTATCGACGGTGACTACACCGACCAGCAGACCGCCGGGGCATGGAGCTCAGACGGCAGCCAGGGTGAGTCGTTTAGCGACGTCAGCGCGGAAGGTGCCAGCGACCTGGCCACCCTGCCGGATTACTCGCTGGGATCCCCGATGCAGCAGACCAATCAGGCCAACGTGCCGGATAGCCATTTGCAGGGTATTCAGCCAGGCCCCAACCTCGGTGATGATCAGTACAGTTCCTCGATGGATGCCGCCTCGGCAGCCCGCAGCCTGGGCGATCCCGGTTCGGCGGCACTACCGTCCCTCGCGCACGCCGCAAGCGCGCAAGCGGATCGGGTGAGCCAAGCCAGCGCCGAGCCGGCCCCCACGCCTGGTGCACCCTCGGCCAGCCCGTTCGGTGGCACCGCCAGCCCATGGGGATCAGGGGGCGGCGAGCAGCAGCCGCCAGTCAACTCCTGGACGGACACCAGTTCACCCGGCACGCTCTCGGCGCATCTCGTGTACGCGGATTACAGCCTGCTGGCCGCGGTGGCTGCCGCCGGCATCGGCGCGGGTGGTCAGGCTGCCCTGGTGGCTCAGACCGTGGCCGTGGATCAGGCGGCCAACACCGTGAGCGCGGGCGGCAATGCACCCGTGGGTTCCCGTGACACCCCGGCGAGCGCGCTGGCCTACGGCAGCGAGTACAACACGTCGCAACAGTTTCACAGCGGTCCCTGGTTTTTTCCGGCCGTGGCTGCCTGGGCGGCTGACAATCCTCCCCCTACGTCCGCACAGGGCCCGCAGGCGGCGGAATCGGGGGGCGGTGAGCTGGAGGGCGGGGACTCGATTGAGCCGGGCAGCCAGTTCGAGGCGCAGCAGAGTGCCGCGCGATCGGTGTCCTCAGATCTGGCCGGGGGTATCGCCAAAGACGTGGAAGCTATCACCGAGGGCGCAGCGGACCTGCTGATCTGATGTTCGAGCCGTGGATCATGGACATCGGGAAACGCCCGGGGGATTTCAAACATGCGCATCCGTTTTTTCAGCGTCCGGGGGAGCTGGAACAGCAGGATCCTACTGTTCCGATGATCGAGCATCGAATAGTCGTGCATTATACCTACGTACATAACACGTGAGTTCGGGGGTCAGCAGTGGCCTATTCCACCACCCGAACCATTATGGTCAACTTCGCGGGCTCGGCGTCCGGGTTGGTGTCTGGCACTAAACAGGCACTCGGGATGATCGACCGGCTCGGCAGCATGGTTACCAACATCGGCAAATCGTTTGTCTCGGCGCTCGGCGGCAATTTCAAACCGCTGCTGAAAACTGTGGTGGGTGGCATTACCGCATTTGCCAAGGTGTTGTTTATCATGCCGGCGTTTCTGCTGGCACTCGTTAATCCGATGTCGGTGGCCTCGATGGCGTTCACCGGTTTTAATCAAGCGTTGACAGCTACCGATCCGGCCACCTATGTGGGCGCTACCCGTAATATGGCGCCAGCCATGAAAGACGCGGTAGCTGCGATACGTTTTCTCGAACCGGAGTTGAAAAACCTCTACGGTATTATAGAACAGGGATTCTGGTCCGGGTTCTCGAAAGATATCAGCCAGCTGGCCGCCACGTACTTCCCGATTCTGGATACCGGGCTCGGCAGCATCGGCACCACACTGGGGAACTTGCGGGAACAGCTTGTGCATTTCCTGCTACAACCCGCTGTGGTGGCAACGATTCAGCAGTGGATCACCACATTTGATAAATGGCTTGCATCGCTCGGCCCGCTGGTCGAAAAGATGCTGCCCACGCTGCTCTCCCTGTTCCAGTCGATGGCCGCCATCCTCATGGACCTGCTGCCGATTGTGACTACACTCATCGGCTGGTTTGCCAAGCTACTCAGTTTCATAGCACCCGTCCTGTCTGGGATCACCGGAGTGGGTAGCGCGGCGGGCGGCATACTGGGTGGGGCAGGTGGCACCAGCGGCGGTAGCGGGGGTACCACGACCAGCAGCGGGGGAGGATTCTTTAGTAATCTGTGGCACGGCATCACCGGATTCTTTTCTAACCTGTTCGGCGGTGGCCGCGCCGCAGGTGGTCCGGTGTTCGGTGGTCGGTCTTATCTGGTGGGTGAGAACGGGCCGGAAATGCTGCATATGGGCTCCGGAATGGGCAGCATCACCCCCAATATCAACACGGGCCACACCTTTGTCACGGTCAAAATCGGCGAGTCGGAGTTGCGGGACATCATCAGCCATGAAATTCGGCGCAGCGATCAGGCCACGGCGGTACTCGCACGCATGGGCCGCGGGCTCATTAACTAGGAGGCAGTCTTGTCTCCAGTTCTCACACTTACCTACTCAGACACGTTTTCCGCAGTTACCGTTACCGTCTCCTCATTAGCAGCATCGGTTGATACCGTTACGTTCGAGCGCAGCATTGATCAGGTCCACTGGTCACCGGTCCGGGGCGGTGCATCGGTTGCCGCAGTATCGAATGCAGCCAGCGTCACAGACTATGAGTTCTCGGCTGGCGTTCCCAACTACTATCGCGCCACTGCGGTGGACATCAGTGCACCCAGTTTTCTGGCGGCAGGTACGTCAGCCACTGCCAACAATGCCTCGGTAACCCCCGCACTGCCAGCAGGACAGGGCAGCACGTGGGGCGAGGGTGATCTCCTACTCGTGTGGGGGGCGATCCGCAACGCGGGCACCGGCTCTGTCAATGTGCCCACCGGTTACTCAGTGATTGCGCAGCAGGACAACTGGGGATTGTTCGGCAAACGCGCCAGTGCCTCCGAATCCGCGCCGACTGTGACGATTACGGCGGGTGCGACCGGCGCTGATGTGATTGCGCAGACCGCGTGTTTCCGGAATCTGGATCTGGTGCCCGCAGCGAGTGCCTACCAAAAGAATCCGAGCGCGGCCAACATCACCTATCCGGGCCTGTTCGCTTTCACCGCGGCGTGGGATGCGATCCTGTACCTGGGCTGGCGGCAATCCAGCTGGACCTCAGTCGCTACCCTGGCCGGCGCTATCGAGCTGGGTGACATCTCATCGAGCCTCGGATCCGGCGCGGGGCTGGTCTGGGACTACCTGCTGACCCCCACCGCTGCTCCGGTGGCTTCCGGCGCGTTCGTGGTGACCGGCGGCAGCGTAGGGATTTCCTACGGCGTCATGGTGGCCTTGCAATCCTCGGCCTATGTCACTCGCACCGTGGCCGCCATTACGCCTTATATGGTCGCGGTGTGGCTCAAGGTGCCCGAAGTCCCCTACCTGAATCGCTCGATCACCATGGTGGACTGGTCGGACAACGCCCGTACTGCGCGCACCGCCACCTATGCGATCCACGCCCAGCGCGACGCCACCGCCTACCAGGATGTAGCTTCCCCTCGCACCGTCACCTTGCATGTCTGGGCGGATAGCGTCGCCGAGCTACAAGCCATCGAGCTGGTGCTCACGGTCGGCAATGTGGTGTTCGTGCACACGCCGCCGAATGTGGCGTTTCAACCCATGTACGGCGCAGTGGGCAACTACAGCTACGCGCGGCCCTCGCACCGCAGCGTCCGGGCATTGATCAAAGTCCCATTGACTGAAGTGGTCATGCCAGACATCTCGATTGTCGGCAACCTGGTCACCTATGCAGCGTTGCTCACCAACTATGCGGACTACGCTGCGACACTGGCCGCGAATGCCACCTATCAGGCGATCCTGAATCTGCGTGGCCAGCCGATTGACGCGCTCTGGACGATGTAGGGGGTGCCCCCGGGTGCATCCCGTAAGCCAGCGTTTCCTTAATGCCGTACAGGGAAGCTACCGGGCCGCGTACCAGATCACCTTGTGCAACCCAGTGCCACAATTCGGCACCAACCCGACCGGTATCAATATCCCGGTGGTCGATGGCACTTTAACGATCAGTTCTTTGACCGACGTCAAATCCACATTGACCGTCACGGTGCCCGGCAATCTCGCGGTGCCTGGATTTATAGACCCCTGGACTGCCTTTCAGCCGTACGGCGCGGAACTGTACGTCAAACTTGGTGTGGAATACGCCAACGGGGACAAAGAATTGGTGCCGCTCGGTTATCATAGGATTGAGCAGGTCACTCAGAATAACGCACCCTATGGGCCCATCGAGATCATTGCGCTGGATCGGATCGCGCAGATCCAGCAGAACTCCGTCCAGATGCCAATTCCGATCAATGATAGAAACACGCACCGGGACGTGTTTGAGCGCCTGGTCAACGGCATTGCTATTCCGCAGCAGCAGACATACCCGGGGGTGTCGCCGGCAGGTCCGGGTGCTTATTACAACGTACGGGTGCCGATCACGTGGACCGGATACGATCCGGATAAGACGGTCATCGTGGGCGATCAGCTGGTGCAGGATAGCACGTATTCCTATCTCGCTGATCTGATCCATATCTACAACTCGGCCATCAAATTTAACAATGATGGCGGCATGGAAGTGTTCTCCCTGCTGGTGGACTACTCCACACCGAAAGCCACACTGGCGGCCGGCAAGGGTGGCAACGTCATCTCAGCCACCCGGTCAACAAAGCGGACAAACGTCGTCAACATAGTGACCGCGTACGGCACAGACCCGAACTCGATCACTGATTTCATCATTTCGTATAATGCCGACTCGGCCAGTCCGCTGGCCTGGAACTCCACCACCTATCCGCACGTGTTCGGCCCGGCTACCACCTACTATTCCAGCCCACTACTCCAGACAGACGGCGATGTCGTGCTGGCTGGTGAGGCGTTGCTGCGGCGTTATCGATCGTTGCCGCTGACGTTCACCCTGCAAACCATCCCTAACCCGGCGCTCCAGCCGTTCGATCCGATCGATGTGATCGTGTGGCCCAACACCAACCCGGTACGTGCGATTGTGGACTCGATGACGCTGCCTCTTAACGTGAACAAACCGGCGCAGGTTATTACCCGGATTCCGCTGGCTACTGAAGGTCTCCAGCTGGGTCTCGGCGTGTTGGCCTGATAGGGGGTTGTAATGCCGTTACTCCAGACACCGCCGACGTCGTTGGGGCGCTACGCCTCGGAGGGACGTTTTCTGATGGAACTGGCCTACGGCGTCCCGTACGTGCGCCGACCCACCGAGACTCAGGTGAGCATGGCCCTACACCATTGTGTGGAGTACGGCTGGGCACGCCGGGATTGATGAGGGGGTGTTATGCCGCTACCGGCGGGGGTGCATTCGGTGGTCTGGGTGGTCGCGATGCCCTACGCTGTCCGAGGGGTCGGCAACTACGCATCCCCCGCATACGCCACCCGGTATCCCCGTTGGCTGATCGCCGATCTGGAGCTGCTGCTCTACGTGGGAGCTATCAGCGGCGCCCCCACGCTCACGTGGACGGTGCAATCCAGTGCCGATGGGGGAGCGAGCTGGACAAACATTCCCGGCACCTCCAGTACGATCTCAGCGGCCGGTAACGCGCTCGCCAATGTAGGCGGCGTGGGCGCCGGACAATCCCTGCGTTTCGCCGGCAGAATAACCGGCGGCGCGAGCGACACCATGTCTTTCCGGGCGCTGGCGGTACTGTTCACGGCGGATCTGCCATGACCAATCCGGGCACCGATGCATTTACGATGTCGCGGCAGTTCATCGCGCCCACCAACATCCCGGGCCTGCCGTCCTCCACCCAGGACTGGAGTGCGGCGGAGCTACTGACCTGGGACGCCACCAGCTTTGCCAATACCGTACTGCTGGGTGGTGCGGTACTGCTCATCAATGTACCGGTGTGCTCCCCCAACGGGCTCACCGTGGGCGAGGTACTACTGGCCAAGGTGCCCGGCGGCTACATCATCATGGGTAACCTGGGTTCCTCCAGATCTGTGACCTTTATTGATCCGATCCGGTATCGCTCTCTACGCAGCGATGTGCCGGTCACCAACACCACCACGATGGCCGATGCCGGGCTGCTAAATTTCCTGCTCAACGACAATACCCAGTATGGCATCGATGGCACGCTGTTTTACAACGCGACCAGCAGCTCAAATATCAAATTCGGTTGGACCGGTCCGCCCAACATGGCCTGCAAATGGAACACATTCGGCGATGTGAGCACCGGCACCGATGACTACCCGATTTTCAATACGGCTACCGCGTACGGAGACGCCACCACTCAGACTATTTTCGGTTTCGGCGCCAGCGCGGTCGCCCGTCCCTCCGCTTGGTTTTCCACCTCGGACACGGGCGGGTTGCTGCAATTACGTTTCTCACAGGCCACCGCGAATGCAACCCCGGCCATCCTGCAATCCGGGTCATGGCTGCGCATCGCCGAGTTGGGGCCGGCCAGTGGTGCCCAGACTCACGTCAAGATCTACCGGGCCACCGGTTCCCGCTCGTACGACCACAACGGTAATTTCATCGGCTCACCGGACGGCGACAACAACATCTACTCGTGGTCCCTGTCTGGGCGCTCATTTGGCGATGAGTCGAATATGTGGACGTTCGATGCGGCCACCATGCGCACGGATTTGGCGAGCGCCACGGTACTGAGCGCCGCGATGTTCTACTACTGTTTCGCGTCATCATCCAGCCCGGCGGACTGGAACTGGAAATGGAGCACCAACTCAACGATTGCCACAACATTCCCCAACAACGGTTTTGGCGGGCTCGATGTCAAAAATCTGTGGGTGGTGCCTGGTTGGAATGGATTTGATATTACCAGCCAGATGTCCAACATTCTGAACAGTAATGCTAACTCGGTGCTGGGCGGAAGTTTTAATTTCACCGACTCGTCAACCGGTATGCGCGGTTTCGGCACCACCGGCTATGCCCCGTACATCCAAGTAACCTTTGCTGTCTAAATTGGAGGTAACGGAGTGCCTACCACCTCCAAGTATGGGCTTCCCTATCCGGCGTTGTCCGCCTCGCCCAACGTTCCCGCTGACATTCAGTCGCTCGCTACCGCAGTGGATGCGCTCGGGGTGATTGGTGGTAAACGCCAGACCTCAGCCGGTGCCGCAGTGGCAACTATCGAGACTATTGTCATCGATACTCAGACTTTGGCGCTGACCGCCAATAGCGTTTTTCAGTTGGATTTTAATTTGTATTTTGTGGCCTCAGCCGCCGGTAATGATGTGTCCATGAAAATAAGGTTGACCTCGGTGAGCGGCACTATTTTGGGCGAGTGCGCGGCTATCGGTACCTATATCACTCCCGAACAGAATCGCGGCACCCTGCGTGTTATCTATAAAACCACTGCGGCTGAGCTTGATTATTTCGCAGGTAGCATCGTGCGGATTGGCTCTGGTACCGGCACGTTGACCGCGGTCTCCCCCACTTCTTTGATTGTCACTGCACTCGGGCCTTCTACGATCATCGGGGATTACTGATGCCCACCGTTCCCGGTAATCAGGGGGTTATTCTCCAGGGCACCGACTGTTGGATCGAGGCCGACAATATCCGCGACGTGCGCACGGGCAGCCTGGTCAACGTCACCGGGTTTACCGTGCATGCGGTGGCGCGCGCGTTGTACCAGCGTTTCGTGTTGGGGCGCCCGCTGTATCTGACGTGGCGCTACCGGATGACCATGCCGATCGTGTCCGAGTGGGACACCACGCCCACCGATCCTAGCTGGGGCACGATCACCGCCGGGGGTCAGGACTTCCCCAACCGGGTGTCTATTCACGTGGCCCCCACCCAGACAAATGCTTGGCGGTGCCCGCTAGTCATTGTGCAAGCTGAGATGACGGACCCGATTACCGGTTACAAATCGCGCATCGTCAACCAAGTGTACGAGGTGGATTTTGAGGCGGCCCGGCCATCGGCGTGAGTTGAGGGAGAGATTCTTGTGATCCATATGTGGGAATGCGAGAAGTGCTCGGCGACGGCGCGCACTGTTGATGCCTCGATGCCGCTGCATCCGTGTCCCTCGGTGGCTGGGCTTATGGTTCCCCTCGTACCCCCGGGTAGCAAAACGCGCCACGTGGTGATGGAACGCGGGGATTATGTGGGGCGCAATCGGGTCAACACCGATGACAATGGCCGACCGGTGAGCGCCGTCTACACCGAACGCCCTGATGGTTCTTTTGATACCTGTGCTTACCCGGATACCGCAGTGGCGGACGCAGACGATATAGAGGAGGCCCGCGATGGCCTGGACAGCAAGTAAGGTTTCCCGGCAGTTTCTCGCGGATCTTTTCACTCAGACCGCTGCCTTTGACCTTGACACGCACACTATTACGATGGCGTTGTATGACAACACCATCACCCCTGACCAGAATGTGACCGCCGCTAACTTCGCCTACAGCGCCGGAGTGTGGTCGGCGACCGGCGGTGCGACCGGGACTCCCCAGGTGTACCAAACGGGCCAGTGGGCGCAGGGCGGCGTCAACATCACGACGCCCACCATCGATGTCTCGGTGTCCGCCCAGGTGAAATTCACGACGGCCACCAACCCGGTGAGCGGCACCGCCGCGACAATGAGCAATATTCAGGGAGTGTTCATTTACGATTTCACCATCGCAACGCCGGTCGCCAAACAGGGAATCTGTTTTAACCAGTTCGGGTCAGCGGTGGCGGTTTCCAGCGGTAAGCTCACCGTGGTGATCCCGGCGAACGGGATGATGCTGTTTACCCTGTGAATTTTTTGTGGTGTCCCACAATGCGGGGATGGGGCCGGATCTGACAGGGTAGGTGGGCTGCGTGGCCATTGCAGTTGCGGCAACCTACATCGATACGTGGACCGGCACCGGAAACAAAACGGGCAGTGTCACGGTCGCCGCAAACGACGTGCTGGTCATCTTGTGCTGCTCTGGTGGATTAAGTAATACATTCTCCGCCTCCGGGGGCAGCCCAGCGCTGACCTATACGAACCGGGTCAACAAAAACACCACCTATGGCTCCAGTGCCATCATCACGGCGCCCAGCTCGGGGACGCAAACGTTTACGCTCACCGTTTCATCCACCGCCGGGGTTGTCTGGGGCTGCATCGTGTTGCGGCTCACTGGGGCGGATGGCACTTTCGGCGGTACCGCAGCCTATGCGGATGCTGCCACCGGTACCGAAAACACCACGATTGCGGCGGGCGCAGCCAACTCGGCTATTGCCATCATTTTGAAAGACGCGGACAGCGGTGGCCCGGTCACCTGGATCACCTCGGATGCGGGCTCGTTTACGGCCGAGGGCACCACCAACGGCACGATTTCCAATTACCCGGGCATCTATCTGAACGCCGGAGCGATCGCTACCAAGAGCATCGGGGTTTCCTCCCCCTCCGGATCATTCAGCTCCAATATCAGCGCCCTGGAGATTCACACCGCCTCAGCGGATGCCAGCGGCACCCTCACCGCCGCAACCGCCACCGGGGCAGCGCAAGACGTCACCGGATCCAGCGATTCGAGCTACACCGCGGCCAGCGGCACCGGTACTGCCAACGATCTGAGTGCTAACTACGATTTCGCGGCCACGCCTGGCAGTGCCACCGGCATTGGTGTCGCACAGGACCAGGGCGGCGGCGCTGACGCCGGTATTGGTACAGCCAGCACGAGCTCAACAGCCTGGGATGTCACCCTCGCGGCCAGCGTGTTCCTGTCTGCGGAGGCGGCCGGCACCGGGGCCGCACAGAGCCTCGGTGGATCCAGTGACTCGCCGCTAACTGCTGAGGCGGCCGGCTCGGGTGCGGCACAAAGCCTTACCACCCAGATTGATGCCGGCACCATCGATGCTGATGGCTCGGGCACGGCAGCCGGCGTGGGTGGCCAGGTGGACTCCGGCCCCGGTAGCGCTACCGGAGCCGGTGCGTCGAGTGATCTTACGGCCAACTATGACGGCGCGCCTACAGATACCGCTGCGTCAGCTACCGGCACGGCTAATGATCTGAGCGTCAAACTGGACGCCGGGCCTTCCCTTACCACGGCCACGGCCACGGGTGCTGCCAGCGACATGGCGGCCAATTTCGACGTCGTAGCCACTTGTACCGATGCCGATGGCTCGGGCGCCGCGCAGGGATTGAGCGTCAACCTCGATGCCGGCCCGTCTTTCACTACCGCGAGCGTTACAGGTGCTGCGCAGGACGTCAGCGCTGCTCACGACGATGCCTACTCACTGGGCAACGCCACCGGCACCGGGGTAGCGCAGACCCTCAACAGCAACACCCCTGGCAGCCCCCTACTCATCGACGCGGACGCCAGCGGCGCTGCCAGTGACCTCACCGCCATCCACGACGACGCTGGCACCCTCACCGGGGCAAGCGCTACCGGGGCAGCCCAAACCTTGACCGCCAGCGTGGACGTGGCGTACAGCGCCAGCAATGCGGTCGCCACGGCAGCTGATCTGGGCGGCTGGCCGGAGGGAGCGCTCGGGGGGGCGTTAACCACAGCCACCGCGGCCGGCGTGGGATTCGGATCCGATGTTTCCGGGCAGCTGGCCACGGTCAACGCCAGCGCGCTGGATTTGCTGGTGCAGCTGGACACGAGCCCGTCCACCACCGGAGCGCAGGCTAGCGCGCAGGCATCCGATTTGAGCTACAGCATTATTCCCTATCGGCCGTGGCCGGTGCGCGCTGGTGTGATTCAGCTGCGCTACGCGGACATCCCCGATACCCCCGGCATCATGACCCGGCGCTACGTGGTGGACGTGCAGCTCACCGATTAGTGCTTGGCGGCAGATAGGGCACACCCGACGTGTACACCGCAATGGCCATTGGTTCCGCCGCATCGCTATTCGGCCATTCCAGCCAAACAGAGGCATACAGCCAGGAGTTTTTGTGCTCGTTAAAGTTGACGACGTAGCCGTGTATCCAGTCGGGATGAATGATCCAGCTTTCCAGCATCACGCCGTCATCCCGATAGTGGTCGACGCGCCAGCCACGACCGGGGCCTGACTGGGTGATGGCTATGGCGGTGTCGGGGAGTCTGATCGTCACCCCATAGGGTACTTCATGCCGCAGCTCGTAGAGTTGATAGTGCAATTCCGTATCGGGCATGCCGGTCAGTCTAGCAAGAGCAATGACGGCCGGGGGTGTGGTCTGTGGCTATCGCCTTCGGTGTGCAGACCGGGCCTATCGCTATCAGCACCACCACGCCTAAAACAGAATCAGTGACCGTCAATGCCAGCGATATGCTGCTCGTCATTTCGTGGATTGAGACCGGCGCCCTGAATTTCGCTACCCCCTCTGGTGGGAGCTACACCTATACTCCGCGGATATCCATAGTAGACTCCAACGCTATCCTCGCGGCTGAGATGTGGTCGGCCCCCATCGGCTCTGGCCAGACATTCACGCTGTCACAAGCGTTGTCTACCGGCAGTACAAAATGGTCATACACCGCTTATAGTTTTACTGGAGTGGCGGGTATCGGGGCTACCGCTAGCGCCAGTTCTAGCGCAGTCGCCGCAGCGACGTTTACCATCGCCACCACCGTGGCTAATAGCGCGATCGTCATGCTGATGACCGATGCCAATGGCGCTAACACTGTCTTGACATACAGTACGGCCACTGCGGGCTCTTACACCCAGGCCACGCTACAAAACGATACATTCTTCGGCACATTTTATGGCGGGTACTACCTCAACGCGGGTGCGGTGGGAACCAAAACGATAGGTGCTACCAATACGAGCTTGTCTTGGTTGGGCATCGCTCTGGAGCTCACACCCTTGTCAGCGGTTACGCCGATCCGCCCGCGCGTTATCAGTCAGGCCGTAAAACGCGCCGTATTCTGGTGATCAAAAAGGAGCCGTCCCGTGGCTGATCTTTATGTGGCGGCATCCGAGGCCATCAACCTGGGTGCAGGAGCCGCACTCGTCGTGCTGGATGTTGCCTCAACGGGCACCACCCGGCGCATGGTCGCTAATGAGTTGTCCGTGACGTTTAACGGCGTCACAGCTACAGCGGTGCCCGTGATTGTGCGTCTGGTCCGTACCACAGTCGCCCCGGTGGGCGGCGGCACGATTACTCAGGCGGCGACCCCGCTGGACTCCTCCGCGCCGGGCAGTCTGTGCACCGCGTATATGCCGACCACCGCATCACCTGGTGTTTATGCCACTACTGCGCCCACCGTGGGCGTTATTTTGCGGACGTGGTATGTGCCGCCCACGTCCGGGATTGTCGTGCAATTACCACTAGGGCAGGAGCCCGCTTTTCCGGCCACAGCAGGCGCGGGGCTGGGCGTTCAGTGCGTAGCGCCGGCCATTGTCGCGGTCACCAGTTATCTCGTGTGGACTGAATAGCTCGTGTTGGCACATTGCGTGGTGAGGTGACGCGATGTCTCGTCGCCGTGCCGGGGGCTTGAGATGGCTGGCACCCTCGCCGTCCCCCGTTCTTATTCCCGGTCCAGCGCTGCCCCGGGCTCGTGGCGCCGCAGATACAAGCGCAACGGTAACCGATGCTGATAGCACGGGTTTTGCTCAAGACTTGGGCGGCACCGTGGACGCCGGAATCATCGTCGCCTAAAGGGGGAGACTGAATGGCACTCACGTTGGGCCAGGGCGCGCAACTCATTGCCGATGCCTCATTCCAGCAGCGCATCCAACTCGCTATGGTCAAGGCCGCTGTCCAGGTCAGCAGTGAGGCGCAGGCTGCTATGACTGCGACCGTGTGGTCGAAACGGCGCTTGCTCGCGATCCGTGTACTGACTTCACCCACCGCGACACTCGCGGCATTCACCAATGCGGTGGCTTCCGATCCTGGCTCGGCGTTGAGTTGGTTTAACCCTATTGCCATCACTTCATCGACTAACGCGAATCCGATTGTCATCACCACCGCAGCGGCACACGGCTACACCAGCGGCGACGTGGTGGAGATTCTCGGGCACACCGTCAACACTGCCGCTAATGGTAGCTGGGTGATCACGGTCATCAGTACCACTACCTTCTCGATCCCGCAGCCCGGTGATGGTGTCGGTGGGGCGACCGGGACTGTGCAGAAGATGGAGACGGACAGCAATTTAATGTTCACCGTCAACAGCGTGTTCAGCGCCGTCGCCGGAATCATGCCAGGAGACTGATCATGGGTGAGTTCACGCCGTTCAAGAATCCGGCACATCCAATTGATGATTTGCCGCTGCTCCAGCACGCCGGAGCGAATTACAAATGCACGGGATGCGGTGCGGTGGGCGACTGGCACGGCATGCAGCTCTATCCGACTGTTGATGAGAATGGCATGGTCATCGGTCTGTGTGTACGAGCCAGCCCAGAGGCGCCCCCCGTCCATGTCTGCGGTAGTGAAAAGAGCGAATAGATGGCGCTGCAATACTGTATTAGTACGGGCTCAGTGTCGCTGACCGCAGCCACCGCGAAAACAATGATCGAGATTCCCACCGGGGCCTCGCTGCCGTTTGTCGTCTATTGCATGGAAGTCACCAGCGGTGCGACGTCGGCTGGTGCGCTGACGATCCAATGGGGTACCTATACTGTGACCGGAACCGGCACGACGATTACCCCACAGAAGATTGGGCCGGATCAATCGCTCGCGGCGACCCTGGGTACTGTCAAAGTGGCGGATACTGTTGAGCCTACGAGTTTCGCGGCCGGTCAGCTGCCTATCTATCTGCTGCCACTACCCGGCATGTACAGCATTTTGTACCCGTTTGGGCGGGAGATTTACCAACCGATTTCGGTGTTGCGGGCGTTGCGGGGCACCTCGACGATCACCACCACCGCGGCCATCAATCTTTACATTGAGCAATGACCGTCCTTAATAATAATTTCAACGGTGGCCCGGATACCACGACGCTGACCACCTCGAATAGCGGGCAGTTCGGGGATAACGCTTTCGATGTGACCGGTAACCCGGCAGCCAGTACGGTGCAACAATTTATTGACGCAAACCGAGCTGGGCTCAATCGGCCCACCAGTACCTTTGTCTACGGGCAGTCCTCGGGTGCTACGGCGGACAATCCTTACGTCCAATGGGATGCCTCGATGGGCACTCAGACGACCACCTATGTGCGGTTCTACATCTATGTGACATCATTTACCGGACTGGTCGCCGATCAAACGGTATTCGGTATCGGCAGTAATAGTCTCATCAACGATCAGCTCCAGATCAATCTGCGCACCTCCAGCGCACCCGTGTTGTGGGTGCTGAAAAACTTTAATGCCGGTACGCAATCGTTGGGTGCGATCACCGTACTCACCGGACAATGGACGCGAATTGAGCTCGCCTTTACCGCCAGTGGATCCGTGGGTAGCGCGTCCGCCAACTTTTTTGCGGGTACCGATGTCGACACCACCACGGTCACCGATACGATCAGCGTCACGGGGCAGAACTATGGCGCATCCACTGCCAGCTGGTGGTACTGCGGTTTCCAGAACAGCTCTGTGGCGAATGTGCCCACCATGTACTACGGCAATTGGCAGCTGAACAACACAGGTAATCCGGGCCCGGCGCCGTGGCGGTTCAAGGGATCGCCGGGGATTCTGACAAACGCGGTGGCACCACACGACGCTATCTGCTGAGACTGACGGGGTGCAGCCGTGGGCAGTCTAAACCGCGCCGGCCGTGGCGCCCCCCGCAAACAAGGTCATCCTCTGCGGCCCTGGTTTTATCCAACCTGCTGGACTCTCCCCAGTGTTAGTCCCGATGTCTCGGCAGCCATCACCGAGGCCACCGCCACGGGTACCGCCAATGATTTCACCGCAACCAGCGACGCCAGCCCTGCCCTCATCGATGCCGATGCCACGGCTGCCGCGCAAGATGCCGGCGGTGGATTTGAGATCCAGACCGCGCTGGCGGGCAGTCCTTTCGGCTATGTCGAAGGATACCTGCGCGAGGCCACCGCAGCGGGCACCGCCAATGATCTGACCGGATCTGTTGATGTTATTGGCAACCTCACCGACGCGGACGGTATCGGCGCGGCATCCGATCTGACCGCTACTTATGACACCTCTGCGTCGTTTACTTCGGCCAGCGCAACCGGTGCCGCCAGCGACCTGGCCGGGTCCAGCGATTCGAGTTACAGCTCCGCCAGTGCCACCTCAGCCGCCAATGACCTGACCATCACGGCCAGCGTTTTTCCGACTGATGCCGATGGTACGGGTACCGCGAATGCCCCGGGCGGCAGTTCGGATTCGGGCGTTACCAACGCCGCCAGTAGTGGTGCTGCGAATGACTTGACCGGCTCCAGTGATTCGAGTGTCAGCACCGCGAGTGCTGCCGGCGCAGCGTCCGATCTCACCATCACCGCCAGCGTCTTCCCCACCGATGCGGACGCCACTGGCACCGCGCAAGGCGTCAGCGGCTCCAGCGACTCGAGTTTCAGCTCAGCCAGCGCGAGTGGTGCAGCCAATGACCTGACCGCTAACTACGACTACGCGGTCACCCTCACCACCGCCAGCGCAACCGGTGCTGGGCAGGATTTGGCCGGCTCCAGCGATTCCGGGCTCGGCAATGCTGCCGGTACCGGGGTGGCCGGCGATAACACCATCACGGCCAGCGTCTTCCCCTCGGCAGCCGCCGGCACCGGCACCGCTGCGGATCTAGCCGGGTCCAGCGACTCCAGTTACAGCTCAGCCAGCGGCTCGGGCGCCGGGCAAGGCGTCAGCGGTTCCAGCGACTCGGCACTCATCGACGCCGATGGCACCGGCAACGCGGGTGTGGTCGCATTCCAGGCCGATGTCTATCTCACCGAGGCCGATGGCACCGGCACCGCCAATGATCTGAGCGCCACCAGCACCACCGGCACCAGCGCCACGCTGACCGATGCGGATGCCACCGGCACGGCGTCCGATCTCACGTTTGAGCTGGCGTTTTCGCTCATCGAGGCCACCGGCACCGGCACGGCCAACGATCTGACCACCGACGTCACCTCGGCACTCATCGACGCCGATGGCTCGGGCAGCGCCACCGACGTCACCTACGCCACCGGCACGGCCCCCTCCCTCACCACGGCCACCGCAACCAGTACCGCCAATGATCTGACCACCGCCTACGACGAGACTGCCGCACTCACCGAGGCCACCGGCACCGGTTCGGCCAGCGACCTGTCCAGCGATCTCGAATGCCCGATCAGCGAAGCCACCGGTTCCGGTACCGCAGCCGATAACAGCGCTGATATTGAGGCCGCTCCCACCGCGGCGGTCGGCTCGGGCATCGCACAGGATCACAGTGCCCTGTTCGACACCACCGTCATCCTGGCCGATGCCGAGGTCCAGGGCGACGCGGCTGACGTGGGCTACGCCACCGACACCGATCAGCCGATCATCGAGGCCACCGGCACCGGCAACCCGTTTGGGCTGATTTTCAGCGTCTTCAGTGAAGTTGAATCCCCGCTGTCCGAGGCCACCGGCACAGGCGAATCCGATGACGCCACCACCGCCTACGACGCCTCCCCCACGCTGATTGAGGCCACCGGTAGCGGCACCGCAGCTGATCTGAGCGCTGATATTGAGTCCGCGCTGCTGGCCACCGCTGGTTCGGGCTCGGCTACAGGTGTCACTGCCGACGTGGTGGCTACCGTCGCGCCCCAGGTCAGTGCATCCGGGGTAGCCAGCGCGGGGGATCTGTCGGCCCTGTTCGACGGTGCCCCGGTGTTCATCGAGGCCACCGCAACCGGCACCACGAGCACGCTGACCGGGGCGCACGACGACGCCTACCCGCTGACCGGAGCCAGTGCGGCAGGCGCGGCAGCCGGGGTAACCGCAGCACTCGACGCGGCTCTGCTGGGGTCTAGCGCTACCGGCGCGGCCGGCGATCTGATGCTGCACTACGACAACGCTCCGGCGATTCTCACCGCCACCGTGGCGGGCTCGGGTGCTCAGGTGGCGTCGCTGATCGCCGGCACCATGGAGTTCAGTGCCGAGGTCGGGGTTGTGCGTGCGCACGTACCCGACTCGGTGTCCGTGGTGCTGCGCGAGCGAAACGAGTTCCAGCTCACCGCCGCAGCGCGGGCCCCGTCCGCCGCACTCGCCCGGAATGTCGGCAGTGATGCCGATGCGCACGGTCCACTGCTGACCCACGCCACCCAGGGCGAGCTGACCCTCACCGAATAACCACCCAAAGGAATCGGTGCGCCATGGATTCTTACGAACGTCGGGTAGCGGCGGATGCGGTGTGGTTTATCAGCCACGGGTGCGCCGATTTCGGTTTGCGTCTGCTGCGCACGCTGGCCGCCGAGCAACAGGCCGACCGCACCACGCCACTACCCACTGCACCTCCCGAATAGGAGATATGACCCGATGTATGAATCTCTCGGAGCAACGATTGGTCGATGACGCCATTTACCAGCTGAATGCCGGATACGCACTCGGGGCACTCGCGATTCTGCGCGCCTTGCAGGAGGCCCAGCCGCCCCGCGCCACGTGCACGGTCCCCCGGATGACACGGCAGGAGTAGTCACGTGCCGCTGGAACCCAGGGATCTGCCCCCGCAAATCAGCACCGGGTGGACCACCACCACGCTGATGGAGTATTACAAAGACCGGCACATCGACTTGCAGGCCCAGATGGCGCAGCGGTTCGACTCCCAGCAACGCGCACTGGAGGCCGCGATCAGCGCGCAAGGCAAGGCCATCGATGCTGCCCTCACCGCGGTCACCCTGGCCAGCAACAAAGCCGAGCGGGCCATGGAACTGCGGTTCGAGTCGGTCAACGAGTTCCGCCAGCAGCTCTCCGATCAGACCGCGACGTTTATGACCCGTGATGAGATCAACAGCACGGGACTGCGCTACGCCGAGCAGGTGCGGGTTCTCACCGACCGGGTGTCGTTTCACATCTCCCGGGATGAGGCGATGGGCGCCATCGACCGCAACGCCGAGCGAATCCAGGAACTGATCAAACGGATGGATAGGTTCATCGACCGGGATGCGGTGATGGCGCAGTACAACATCGTGATGACCAAAGTCGATGAGATCGCCAAAGCGCAAACATTGTCCAGCGGAAACCGTAGCGGCATGCACGCCAGCTGGGCGTTCGCGGGGGCTGTCATCACCATTCTTATCGCGATTGTCGCGCTGTACATCAATTACCATAAATAGGAGTGTGGCCCGTTGAGCAAATACAACAAATTTATCTGGGCTGCCGTTTCTTTGGCCGCTACCGCCGCGCAGGCCGTGGTCGCCGCGAAAGGATTCACCACACCCGCCGGCATTTCAGCGATTGTTACCGCGGTGATCGGCAGTATTCTGGTGCACCAGATTCCCAATTCGCATCCGGCTGCTGCGCCCCCTGCCCCACCTCCCGCGCCGAGTACTCCGTGGCAACCCCCTGCGTCGAGCATCCAATGAACCTGTCCGATTGGGTGGTGGTTCTGAACAACGTCAATGCGCTGCCCACGATCATCACTGAACTCACCGATCATGAATCCCGATTGAAACAATTGGAGTTAAGAATGGCCACCGCCGAAAACACGCTTGCCGCACTCGATGCCGTGACCAACGCGCTCGCCGATGACGCCGCCTCGATCCGCACCAAGCTGGAGGCACTTCAGGCCGCCATCAGCTCCGGTAACCAGGCTGCGGTGACCGCCGCGATGGACACCCTGGCCCCCGATATTTCAAAGCTCCAGGCGACCGAAACGACGCTGCGCGGCCTGGGTGCCGATCCGGCCAACCCGGTGCCCGCACCAGCACCCCCGGCACCCACCGCATAGGGCAGGAGGACGCGTCACTGTGGCTGTAACCGAAGTTCTCGAATCGGTGCGCCCCATCATCCGGGAGACCGTGGAGAAGCTGGCCCTGGGTGAGGACTGGGCGTTCGAGGTGACGCTGGCGATCATGCCGACCCCGCAAGGCCCGGCTCCGGTGCTGCTGTGCTATCTGCACACCGCGGCGCTGCACGTGCTCGGTCAGGTATTGCAACAGAGTTTCATGATGCCCATCCACCTCCCACCCGCGGTATACGAGGATGCCGTGACCAAAAACATGGCAGAGCTCAGAGCCCAGCGCTCCAAACTGCTCACCGCCGGCATCAACGGGGACAACCCCGCAGGCCGGGACAAAATCATCATCCGGCCGGGGGACTAATGGCTCTTTACGGCATCGATTTCGCGGGCGGTGTGCCGAGTGCTGCCGCCATCAAAGACGCAGGCTTCGGTTTTGTTTGCCGGTACCTGACCCCCGGCGGCCCGGGACTACCCGGCAAGCTGCTCACAAAAAATGAGTACCAGGCACTCACCGCGGCGGGAATCGCCGTTATCGTCAACTGGGAAACTACCGCCGATAGAATGCTCGGCGGGTACAACGCGGGTGTGATGGACGCGCATTCGGCGCAGAATCAATTGGATCAGATAGGGTATCCGGCGGCCGAGCGACCCGTGTATTTCTCCGCGGACTGGGATGCCAGCGAAGCTCAGCAGGGTGTCATCGATGATTATCTGCGCGGCGCGGCCAGTGTGATTGGCGTGGAGCGGGTCGGCATCTATGGCGGCTTCTACCCGGTAAAACGCGCGCTCGCCAATGGCACCGCGACCTGGGCGTGGCAGGCTGGAGCCTGGTCGGGTGGCCAGATCCATCCGCAGGCGCACATTTATCAGCACATCAAGACCGTGACCGTGGACGGGGTTGACTGCGACGTCAACGAAGCAATGATACGGCCGGATTTCGGCCAGCATCCCTACACCCGCGCCCGCCATCAGGAGGATGACAATATGCAGCAATGGTTCATCACCGGTAAGGGGCGCCGTGTCATCGAATGCCCCACCGGAGCCGCCTCGGCAGATAAGCGCATGGCATGGTTCTCAGCCGCCACGAGTTCAATGACCGGTCCCGGCTATATCCGGGTGTTCGCCCAGGGTGCCGCCGGAGGCATCAACGATTGGACGTGGGATCAAACCGCACTGACCCCCAACACTAACAATCTGGTGCCGCACAATTTCGAGGAGTTGCGCGATGGCACGATTCACCTGGTGGTGACCTGGGATGTCACGGCGTGCCCCGATGGCGCGACCCTGTGTCTAGAGACCCGGCCCACCGTTTAAGCGTTTCCCGTATATCGCAATTCTCAATTATCCACATAAGGTGGTTTTCTCCATGGCTAGTCCCATTGCGCCCGTTCCCCAGGTTGTCCATGACGTGGCAAACATCATCGGCCCGGTGGTGGGTATCGCCTCGGCGCTGTCCACGGCAGTGCTGACCTCCGGCCTGGTACCTCCGACTATCTCCAAGATTCTCAGCCCGGTACTGGGTGGGGTGTTTGCTCTATTCGCTGCCAAGGCAGTGGCGACCCACGCCACACCACTGGTATCGCCAGTGCGGAATGCTCCGCAAGTGGTGGCCAGCGACCTGATCAGCAAGCTGGTCGGCGGGCTGCTCTAAAAGATGTAATCCGGGGTAGGTAGAGAAACAGGAGTTGACCCGGCCGTGGTGTGGAGTCTTGTGCGCTCGGCCGGGTCAACTCTTTGAGGGGAACCCATCACCTGCGCCAAGGGGGGACAAGGAAATCGCAGGCGCCGCACACTGTAGCAACCCGTAAGACTGGCGCGCATCCTGACGGGTGCTCGATCGTTGATCCCGGGCAGGGAGTCCCTGATCGAGCAACCAGGAGTGCGCATGTGGAAACGACTATTGCCCCCACTGGCCGCGATCGCCACCGCTACCGGATTGCTGCTGGCCATGCCCGGGATGGCCGACGCGGCCCCGGTCAACCCGTGTGCACCCGGGTTCGAGCTGCTGCCCAGCAGCATCCTGTGCACCCCTGACCCGGCCGCTGCGGTAGCTCCCGCGCCGGCTGATCCGGTTGCCCCCGCACCGCATCGCAGCCTGCTGGATCGGCTGCTGGGGCGCAACCGGCCGGCACCCGTGACCCCGGCACCTGGACCCGCAGCACCCGCACCCGCAGCACCCGCACCCGCAGCACCCGCACCGGGCCCGGTGTACAACCCGCCACCCACCACCGCTCCGGCGCAGCGCGAGCAGCCGCCGATCGTGCCGCTGGAAATTCTGCCCCCGCCGGGCACCCCGCTGCCGTTGCCTTCCGAGCGCACCGTGTGGCTGCACACCTGTGTGGATCTCTACGTGGCCGATGCCCACCTGCTCCAGATCGACAATCAGCAGCTCGACATCCCGCCGCTGGCCTACGTGCTGTTCCAATGCAGCACCAATCCCAACATCATCCCGCTGATTCCGATCAATCCCGGGCCCGTGGTGCCAGGCCAGCCGCCGAGCGCAGGTAGTCAAATCGTGTTCGGGCCGAATGTGCCGGTGACGCACTAGCCTCACAGCATGCCTACACAGACGAACACGGCCACCGTTGAGGTGCTCACTGCGGAAGTACGCGTGCTCATGGTTGGATCTCGGCAAGTAACGCTCTCGGTGTGGAAACAGCTTGATTATGTAGATCCGTTGTATGTCATGGCTTTTGGCCGGGTTGGTGTCAAGATCAGTATGTATCCAACTATCTGCGTAGTTGGCAAGCACATCAATGACGGTAGTTTGGTTCGGTCAAGTTGCTCGCCTCCGCATGAATACTCTCCCGAGCAAAGAGAGTATACGATTGCACAAGAATGGGCAGCGTTACCGCTTATCGTGCTGGCTGGATTGCGCTGATGGCCTCGCTTGCTCGTAACCCCAGGACAGTTTTTTCGTTAGCTCGACATGACACGTCCGCTGGGGAGGGGGCGGCGCGCCATCTGGCTCACCGTGCATCTGATCGGCATGGTGGGCTGGATGGGCGTGTTGGCCGCCGCGCTCGCGCTCGATCTGGGACTGGCTACCTGGCCGGTGGATGCCCCCGCGCTGGGCGCGCTCAACAACCTGATGCACACCGTGCAGTGGGCGGTGCTGATCCCCTGCGCGGCGGCCACCGTGGGCTCGGGCGCGGTGTTGGCCCGGCCGTACCAGGCGCGCGGCTGCCCCCGCTGGCTGGTCGCCAAAATCTGGCTGGTCGCCGCAGTGGTGGTGCTCGGCGCGGTGGTGGTGGGCTCGCACACCTCGATGCGCGAATACCTGGACCCGGCCCGCACCGCCGGGCTGGTGGCGCTGCTGGGCGCGCTGGTGCTCTCCGTGACTAGGCCGAACGGGCAGCGACCCGGCAGAGTTACCGCAACCGTGGGCATCCGCACCCGGACACCCGCCAGCACCGGGGGCCGGCACCGCAAGTAACCGCACAGCACATCGGCACGTGCATCACGCAGCTAACGGGTGCACTACGCTGCGCTTATTACCGAAAACTTACCTGGCCACTAACCTCTGCTGAACGTGAGCGCCCGGACCCCGCGCAAACGCCGTGCTGGCACCGGCCCATCCGCCGCAACCGTCATCACCTGGGCAATGCTCTCCGACCCCGGGTTGCGCTCGGCCTACACGCTGGCGCTGACCCGCTCACCGGAGACCGCCCGGCACCGCGTGCGCACGCCGGCCCCCCGGATGTGCCTGGCCTGCCTGACCGCAGCGGCACTGACCGCGATCGCTATCCGGCTGGTGCTGGCGCTGGTGTAGGCTTTGCCTCGGCCGGTCAGGCTTCCAGGGCCGGCCACCATCGCTGAGCACGACGGTTCCGAGAATGTTCTCCTCCCACAACTGAAGACACCCCCACCGAGGCCCCCATTTCCCTGCGCACGGGAGATGGGGGTCTTTTTGCGTCTCCGGTAGGGTTCACGCTCATGCTGCGCGAGCTGGCCAAAAGCCTGCGGTACCGGGATCCCACCGAGTACCTCACCGCGGCGGCCATCGTCGGGGGCGGCATCGCCCGGCTGCCGATTCCGGGCCGGCGGTCCTGGTGGGTGGTCTCCGACCCGGGCCTGTACCGCCAAGTGCTCACCGGGTATTCCGCGGAGGCGTTCGACAAAGGCGGCCCCATCTACGCCACGATTCGCCAGCCGGTGGGCGCACACGCGATCTTCACCACCAACGACCCGGGCGAATGGCGACGCATCCGGGGGTTGATGAATCCCTCGTTTACCCGGGAGGGGCTGCGCGGCGCCGTCGAGTCCTCTGTAGAGCTCTGGGGCGCCCGGATGGACACCTGGAACACCGCACTACCCATCCCGCTGGCCACCGAGCTGCGGGCGCTCAATCTGGAGGTGTTGCTGCGGCACCTGTTCGGCTCCGGCGCCCGGCTGCACCGGCTCATTGAGCTGACGCAACCGGTGTTCGGCACCATGGCCGATCGAGTGTTTCTGCCCCTGTGGCTGCCGGCGGCCCGGGAATACCGACGCGCTACGGCTGCGCTGCATGCCGAGGTGGCGCGACTGCTGGCCGAGCGCTGGGAGCAGGGTCCGGGCGAGGATCTGTTGTGGCGGATGTACACCGCCGAGCCCCCTCTGAGCGCCGAGCAGATCCACGACCAGGTGGTGATCCTGCTGCTCGGCGGGTACGAGTCGAGTTCGTCCGCGATGGCCTGGGCGTGCCTGTACCTGGCAGCCGACCCCGGGCTGCGCAACGACCTGTACTGGGAGGTGGCCGAGGTCTGCGGCACCGAACCACCGCGCGTCGAGCAGTTGCCCCGGCTGGAGTTCACCGCGGCGGTGCTGACTGAGACCCTGCGACTGCACCCGTCATTCCCGGCGTTTTTCCGCAACGTCGCCGCAGCCACCCAGCTCGGTGAATTCGAGCTGCGGCCCGGGGATCAGATTTTCCTGGTGCCGCACGCGCTCGGGCGCAATCCACGGGCGTGGCAGGATCCGGAGACGTTTGACCCGACCCGGTTCCGCGCTTCGCTCAGCGCTGGCCAGCGGGCCACGTGGCAGCCGTTCGGCTCGGGTAAGCGGTCCTGCATCGGCAAAGACATGGCGTTGATGATCGGCACGCTGGTGCTGGCGCAAACCCTCCAGCGGTTTGAGGACTGGGCTCGCCCACCAGGGGCCCCGGCCATCCCCCCTGGCCGCTACATCATGACCCGGGGCCCGCGGGATGATGCCCTGCTGGTACTGCGACCCCGGGTGAAGGCCCCCACCGGGTAGCATGGGTGCCTCTCTGTGGATGGGAGACCCCCGGTCGGGTCAGAGCAGTCGGTCCGAAACCTGACCGGGGGACGTCTTCGCATCCTGGACGGTTTGCATGGCGCGTCATCTTCCTCCGTGATCTTGCAGCGGCCAGTATTTGCCCACGAAACCGTGTACCCAGTTCGGCATGTCGTCATGGCCGCACCAGACGGTTTTTGCGATCGTGGCAGAATAACCACCACCGGTCTTTAATTTGGGTCCGTACACTTCCACCCGGATGCAGCGCCACTGCTCACCGCGCGGCTTGCCGTACACGATGATGATGCCGTGCGGCTGAAAACGGCCACTAGGCTGCGCGGGCATTGACTCGGTGCCGCTGATTCGCAGTGCTACCCGGCGCTCGTCATAGACGGACTGTTCCCCGATCTCGATATCGACGTCAATCAGATTACTCATCGGACTATCACCTCTGACCTTTCGCCGTAGGAGTTCCATACCGCAGCCGCTACGGCGTCACCGATCAATTCTTTCAACTTCCCGCGTACGTGCATGACCTGATCCGACGCGGGCAGGGGGACGCAGACATGGATCACAAACCGCTCTTGCACAACTGCGGTCTCATCGTTGCTGTTGGGTTTACTCATTCACTCATCCTCCAAATCCGGTGCAACCCTCGGTGAGCAGCCGACCGTCTGAGCCGGTGCGCACGCCATCGGGCTGAAAAGTGGCCTGCTGTACCCAGTCGGGGGTTTCCCAGACACCCATTTCCGGTCTCACATAATCGTCTGGTACAAATCCGGCGGTGTAGCGCTTAGTGGTGGGTTTGTCGTCTTCCATAACTCCTGGTTTCTTAGTGACTAAAAAGGAAGGTGGCCCAGGGAATCCCGGGCGCAAAATGCACGAGCAGTAGGTAGGCCACGATGAGGACAAGGACAGGGGGGATGATGATATGGATCATGCGTTTCTCATCTCTTAGGAGGTTGATTCAGCTGAGGATCAACATTTCGGTGCCACCTGGGCAGCGCGGCGCACCGAGGGCGATCCACTTTCGCGTCGTGTCGACCGCGTACCCGCAGCACGGGCATTCGCACTTGATGCGGCGCGAGCGCTGCGGCGGGGGACCGGTGCGGATTTTGGGACCGCCACCGCCACCACCGCGGGGCACCGGTACCTCGGTGCGGGTGCGGGCCCGGGTGACATCAAGCGCGCCGTGCGGGTAGTCGCCCAGCTCGGTGGCCACGATCACCAGGTCTACCTCCAGCTCCGCGGTGGTCTGCGTTGAGGTCATCGGACCCTCGAAACCGAGCTGCGTCATGATCGCGGCGAACCGCTTTACGTGGCCGTCCTGGATCCCGGCATCCGAATCGAGCGCGGCGTGCGCCAGCTCATGGCCCAGCAGGGCGAGTACGTGTGTGGTGCTGGCCACGGTGGGGCAGATGAAAATGTGGTTGACGGCATCGGCGCTGGCCGTGCGGGACCAGCACTGCGCCTCGATGTTCGCGGATTCCCGCTTGGCGCCGTGGCCGAAACCCACCGAGACGTGAAAGCGCTCGGGCAGGGGGTAGCCGAGCTCGGCGAACCGGGGGCGCCAGTAGGTGTCGATCGCGAGCTCTAGCCAACGCTCGCGGGTGAGGGTGTCGGTGCTGGTCATGGGGTCATCTCCGAGGGGGTTGGGGGCGCTGCCTGACGAGCGCTGCCACCGACAAGACTATGTAGCCGTGCGCACGCCGATACCAGGGGGCGCAGGAGGATCCTTATCGGATGGCGAGGTCTGGGTGTTACGTGCTGTTCGGGTGATTCTCCGCGCGCCGTCGCCGGGATGCGGCCATACGGCAGTTCACGTGGTGGTATTTGGTGTCCCGGCGGAATGAGGTGAACGTCCGCACCGGGCAGTCCGGGTTAGCGCAGATCTTCTGGTATTCCCAGCGGCCCGTACTTTTGACGAACACGCGGGGCAGGGTGGGATCAGTCATCGATCATCTCGCTTTGCTTTGCGGGGGGACTTGCGTCTATGGTTGCGGGTGGCGCCTTTCATCCAGCGCGGATCGTCAGCAGCGGCTTGCACCCACTCACCGGAGCGCAGCCGATACCAGGCCAGCCCGGACGGATGGGGATTGGGCTGGCCGGTCGGCATCGTGCTCATGATTACTCCGTTCTTGGTTTCTTATTAAAACGGAGCATTATCATATGTGTGGTTACGGTCGCAGTAACCTGCGGTGTACCCGTCTTCGATGCCGGCCGGAATGTACCAACCATCTCGGCACAGACAATCATCAAAGAAACCGTCCGGTGAAGTGTGGCCGCAGGAACCACCCATATCAATGTGTTGTTCCGATCGCAGGGCCATGAAAACGAGATGTGCCATGTATGATCTATCTCCCTATCGAGCAATCTTACATCTCACTGTGACTTGGCTGATTGATACTCAATGAGCTGATCGTACCCGGATGCTGATGCATCCACTCAGTCCAGTAGCGTTGGCCGATAGCAAATGCCTCATCTTGAGAATTTGCAGCCACTCGCCAGGCTTCCACCTGGGTGCGAACTAGGCTAGGTTCTATTTGATCGATGCGGATTCGATATATCTGTGTAGACCTCATGATGTCTCGATTCTTAGTACTATTCGGTGCATTCTTTGATATTGATCGTGAGGATTGCCGGGTCATCGCACCATTGGTGTAGTTTTTCCACTAGCTGCTGTGCTTGATCCCAAGTACAAGACTTACTGCTGTACCAGTCAGGGATATCATATCCGCGCCTAGCTTTAGCTATCACCCGATAGGCGGTAGTCATGATGTCTCGATTCTAAGCGTTGAATGTTTAGGTGGACCCGCTCTCGGCTGCGTCTAGATGCTTCCCGTGTTTGTCCGGGCTAATAGTTGCGCGTTTCGAGCGGGTGTGGTTCAGGGGGGCTAGCCGGAGCGGGATCTCAGCTGGTGTGCTGGGCGGGTCCAGTTCACGTTAGCTACCCGCACACCCCCGATGCTTCCGGTGATCGGGAACCTTTTGAGTTGTTAAGGGACTGGGGGCCTTTCGGCTTTTCTCATTTTCTGTTGTACCTTTACTGTACTGCGACTGGTTACGTTTTACAAGCCCTCTGACCAGGTACGGGCTACGCGTTGCAAGATTCACGCTAATGGAGCAGCGCTGGTGGCAGCGCAGCCTTCAGCCACGGGCATATAGCGGGAGGAAAGGCGCCAATCAGGCGGAGGTCTCCAGCTCGGGTTGCTCGGCAGCGCGCTCGGCGAGCAGCTCATCGGCCAGCTCGGTCAGCTCGAACTCGGCGCAGACCCGGCGTAGTGCGGCAGCGTTGGGACGGGCACGCATCGCCCACTCCCGAATCTTGCGGGCCAACTCGGCGTCATCCCAGTCGAGCACTAAACCACCGACCTCTGCTACGGTCAGAGTTAGGTGCCCCGGCGCTTGCGCTAACAAGCCCAGGGCAGTGATCCGACTTCTGGGAGTCGAACGTGGAAGATCTTAGCAGTGTGATCGAGCGCTGGCTACCTGTTGTCGGTTTCGAGGGATTCTATGAGGTATCAAACCTCGGCCGTGTCCGCAGCTTGGATCGGATGGTTTACAACCCGCACTGTGACCAGACATCACTACGCCCAGGCCGAGTACTCAAGGCGTACGCAAACAAACAAACCGCACACCAACGAGTATCTTTGTGTGTCGCTGGAGAACGTACATGCTGCCTAGTTCATGTTCTCGTGTTGACAGCCTTCGTGGGCCCATGCCCCGATAACCACGAAAGTTGCCATCGAGACGACGATCCAGAAAACAACGTGGACACAAACCTGTACTGGGGCACTCGTGCCGACAACATGCGCGACCGGTCCCGTAATGGCAAGCATCATATGCAGAAGCGCACACACTGCCCATACGGTCATGCATTACGCGCGCCCAATCTATCGCCTCAAGCACTGAAAAATAATCATCGGGAGTGTCTAGCATGTGAGAAGACACGCTACACAGTGCACTGGGCTAAGAAACGTGGTAACCCGTACGATCGTCAAGCCATCTCAGATCGGTACTATCAGGCCATCATGGGGAGCACTAACGAGCTGGCAGCAGGTAGCGATTGACCGTCCACGCCCCCACCTTGCGCCCAGAATTGTAACCCTCGATACAATCCATTTTGTAATGAACGCCGTTGAAGACCCGGCTGATGGCGTCCTCGAATCCGGCCTGCGTGTAGCTTCCGTACACCCGGGTGCAGCCAATGCAGTGGATGTCATCGCTGGTGCCGATGAAACTATCCCGGTCGGTACCAAAGAAACCGTCCATCACCGCTGACCAGGCACCGCCCATGGTGGAATGCCCGGACGTGTAGCTGGGGAAAGGTGGGGTGAACGGCACGCCATTGGCATCGCTCGATAGCGGGTGCCAGTCCCGGTCGGCGACGGTGGCCGGATTGTCGTCAAGGTCGGCCTGCTGGATCGCCGTCTCGGGCCGCCATACGTTGAGCGGCGAGTAGTACTTGCGCTGCCAGGCGGTGATCGCCGCATCGGCCAGGCCCATTGATGTCAGCGCGAACAGCCGGGCGTTCTGTGCCTCGGTCAAGCCGTGATTACGCGCGATGATCTGGGTAAAAGCCAACAGCTGGCCGGGGGGCTTCTCGGTGCCGTCGACATCCTCCGCCCAAAACCGCGCGATGTTGGTCTGGTCAGCCGTTCGAGTAGTTGAGTTCCACCGACCTAGACTTGATACCTCGCGTACCTGATCGGCGTACGCCTTGCTGCGCAGCATCGCCGCACCATCGCTGTACCCGAGCGGATCGGGTGGCCGGAACTGGTCGGCAGCGGTCATGGTCCACGGTTTGACGCTGCCCCACTCGGGACTGGCTGCCTCGCCGGATCCGGTGGGTCGCCAATGCCCGGGGGACTGCACCGCGGCATAGGTCATGGGCGCGTTGCCGCCGTCATCGAATCGGTTGGCAAGCACCGCGGCAGCCGAGCGCGCACCCGGGCTGTCACTGGCCAGCAGGGTTGTCGAGTTGGCCGGCTGGGCGAGCAGATAGGGGGTGAGCATGTCCTGGTCGGGGAACACGCCGCGCAAACTGTCGTAGGCCGCCCGGTCCATCTCGGCGTCCAGACTGCCCCCACCCGGATAACGGGCCAGGTACGGGGTGCCGATCGGAGTGATCGAATTGGCGGCATCGTACATGGCCACATGCATGATCGCGGCGGCTCGGGTGAGCGTGGTGGGGGGACCGCCGGCTCGGCGGAAGGCATCGAGCAGCACCGAATCCCAGTACAGAACGTGATCGAATGTGGGGGCCGCTGCGGCGGCCGGTCGGTAGCTGCGCACGTTCGCCGGGGTGCAAGACAGTAGTCCCAGACACGCCAGCAGGGCTGCGGCGATGCGAAAGCTGCGACGGTAAGCCATGAATCCCCCTCCCGAGCACCGGGTGCCCGACTAACGATGAGGTTGTGGAAAAGTGACGAAACCGAGGCTTAGCCGTGCGCACGCGGTCAGGACTAAGTCAGCACTAAGATCCCCCTAACCGGACTTTAAGACGTGCGCACGCCACACCGGGTAGTGGCTGATAAACGCACCGCTATGCTCCCGCGCCGTGAGCGCACCCGTGGGCATTGTCGGCGCAGGTCCGGTCGGGTTGACGCTGGCGCTGGAGCTGGCCCGCCGCGGGGTGCCCAGCACCGTGCTGGATGCCGGCGAGCGGGGGTGCGTGGGTTCCCGAGCCATCGCGCTGCACCGCTCGGCCCTGACGACGTGGGAACCGTTGGGGGTGACGTCATTCATCGTGGGGGGCGGCGTTGCGTGGCGGGTACGGCGCACCTTCTACCGCGAGGCCGAGGTGCACACCCTGATCCTGCCCGAGCCGGCGCCGGGTGAGCTGCCACTGTGGACCAACTACCCGCAGAGTGCGCTGGAGACGTTGCTGCTCGATGCGGCAGAGGCATCCGAACTCATTGAGCTGTGCTGGAGATGCCGGGTGGTCGGGCTCGGCGTGGATGATGCCTCGGTGACGCTGGCCGTCGATACCGGCGATCCTTCACTGCGTACCTGTAACTTCCGCTACGTGGTGGCCGCCGATGGGTGCCGTTCCACGATGCGCGAGGCAATGCGCCTGCCGTTTCCAGGGGCCTCCTACCCCGATCAGTTCCTCATCACCGACGTGCGTGCCGCAGTCGACTGGCCAGCTGAACCGCGATTCCATTTCGACCACCCATGCCATCCGGGGTCCACCGTGCTCATCCATCCCCAACCCAGCAACATCTGGCGAGTTGACTGGCAGCTGGGACGCGGTATCGACCCGGAAGTCATCGACACCTTGGCGCGCGTCAAGCTGGATCAGTTGTTCGGCTCGATCCCGTACCGACTCGTGTGGTCCTCCGTCTACCGATTCCACCAGCGGCTCCTCCCGCAACTGCACTACCCCACTACCCGACCGCGTGTGTTTTTCGCCGGGGACGCCGCGCACCTGGTAGCGCCTTTCGGGGCACGCGGGCTCAACTCAGGTATTGCCGACGTAGCGTGCCTGGCACCGCGACTGGCCCGGGTGATCACCGGTGATATGTCGCCCGAGATTCTGCGCAGCTACACCACCCAACGGATCCCGGCATTGCTGCGTGACCAGCGCGACGTGACCGCCACCATGCGTTTCATGACCCCGCAGAATCGGGTGGATCGAGCGCGGCAGCGCACCGTGCTGCATCTGGCGACGCGCTGGCCACGGGCCCGGGGTTGGATCAACAGCGGCCGGATGTACCAGCCCTAGCATTCACAGCAACTCCATTTCAGCTTATGATCAGCAACATCATGAATCCCACGAACAACGTCACAGAAATAGACATGATCAGAGCCACCACAAACGGTGCGCCCAACGCGTAGGTGAGCATCGCTAAGCAACTACCGCACACCGCCGCAAAAAGAGGGATTACCCATACGCGCGATGTCATCACAGCAAATCCGTTTCGTTGGCCAGTAGCACCAGTGACGTGACGGTGCGCACCAGTTCAGTGAGCAACTCAGCTGGGTGCCGTTGGCAACCGATGCAACGGTGATTATCCCCGCACGCGGCGATGCCGTCCCGGGCGACGCAGGGCGTCATATCTGTTTTGGCGCGAGGGCAGCCGATGTGATCCTGGTGCGGCGGATCATAGCGTCCGTATCCCTCGATGAGACGCTCCTGCCTACGGGTCATAGGATCAGTCGACATGCGGTGCCGTCCCGGGCCAGTAGGCACATGCTCTGATGTGTTCCTCTGCGGCATTCTCGGCGAGGTATCGGCGGCCATCGAATTCGGGGCTCTCCCATGTGCATCCGGGGGTGTCGCAGCGTGCCTGGTGGAAATCGCCGCTAGCGCCCGTGATGATGTAGGGCTCGTGATGCCGTTCTACTGCGGCTTTAGGTGGTTTCGATTCGGTCATGGCTTGTGCCTTTCCTCTGGATAACGCGCGGATCCCCCCGCTTGCCTTTCCGCCAGCCCCGCCCGGGTAGCCTCTTTCTCCAGGCCCGGATCTCCGGTTCCCGCTCGGGTTCCCAGCTCAGCACCAGTCCGCTCCCTGTACGCGTCACGTAGTCGGGCTCGGGAAACGGCGGCACCCCCGGCCAGTCGGGATCGTTGCCCCGGCTGATCCATACGTACACCGTGTTGGGGGTGACGCCGAACATCGCCGCAATCGAGATGAATCCCAGCAGTTCGCGGGGCCGCTGTTGGGGAGTGGTCAGGCTGGCCACGGTCATTTAATCTTCTCGCTTTCCGGTACCGGTCGGGGTGCCACGTGCCGTAAGCCTAACTGTTTGTGCAGGCGTTCCAGGACACGGCGGTGCTTGCGGATGTCCGCGCGGTACGCCCTATTGTCCGTCTGCGTCAACACCCAGCGCAGGATGTGATCCAGGGCCTCCAGCTCGTCATAGATCTCCTCACAGAGCACCAGGGGCGCCGGAATAGGTGCCGCATCACCCTCCGCCTGGCACACAACGTGCAGCCACTCGAATTGATTCCGGTAACGGGGATGGGCACCCGCGAGGTAGCGCACCAGCTCCATCAGTTTCTCCACTGGCGCGACGTCCACATAGGAGTGGAATGTCTGCCGCAGCAAATGAAGCTCGGTATTATTCATTACCTGCGGTCCCTCCATTGGCCATACCTTTCTCATGTCCCGGGCAACAATTGATGCAGCGGTCACAGCGTATGCACCAGTGCTGCGGATATCCCAACCGATCGAGGCACCGATCGCAACCGAGGCAGCTACCCGGGCAGCATGGCACCGGATGTCTGCGGACCGCCTCCAGCAGCGCTGCTCCGGCCATTGCCCGGAAACACCCGGGGCTACGGTGAATGGCTGCCACCGGCACGCGTACCCAGCAATCGTGCGCACGGCACGGTACCCATTCCGAGCGATCCGTTGTGCCGTTGCGCGAGTGCCGGCCCATCATTGTCCACCGGTCTCATCTTTGCCGTCTTTGCCATGACCCGGGCAGCAGCCTTCGCACACGGCGCAGCGATCACACATGCTGGCGACCCGATCGAGACACACCCCGCACCCGCCACATTCGCCGGGGCAGCACGGTGGGCCATGGGTGTGCGCCGCGGCGTAGAACGCGCCGTATTCGCCCGCGCGTTCGCAAAACGGGTGAATAGCTGAGGGTGGTACCCGGGGTCCGGGATTGCCGTGCGCAGGCGAGAGACAGCGTGGCCATTCATTCGGGCGGTGTGTTTTCCCACCCGGCGGTAGTCGCCCCGGTCGGTGCGGATCCATCACGGATGTCATGGTTTCTCGGCCTGAATGTCACGGGGTTGCGGGTTGTTGTTGGCCGGGATGATCCGGAGATCCTGGGTGTATTCCCAGCTGCGCTGCCCGACCCCCCATTGCACCAGCACCATGGGATCCCGCGCGCTCGCTACTCCGTGCACCGAATAGCACCGGTCAACGTCAGCCATCGTGGGCTCGGTCACGAGTCCCATATGCAACGGCCCTACGGTACGGGTGACGGTGGTTCCCGCCGGGTGCGTTCGATAGCCATCCCATGCGGCCTCAATAGCAATCTTCGCTGCATCCTTAAAATTCATGTCTCCTCCACTGGGTACCCCCGGTCATGGGAATCAGTATCCCGTGACCGGGGGGATGGTGTTACCGGCTGTACTCTCTCACTGAGCGACCACCGGAGAGCACCTGGTTATCCTCCATTCTTTCCAGGATCTCGCGCACCCTGCGCTGGGTGGCCAGGATTTGACCGGTCTGCCAAGCAATCATCCCGCAGGCCGCCGCGGTAATCAGCCACAATAGCCACGACGTTCCCCCGGCCAGCTTGGCACGTAATACCAAGGCACCGGGGTCAGGCAACTGCGGCGCCAGTTCTTTGGCCTGCTCGCGCAACGCGATCATCGATCTAGCCTCCGCTCAACGTATCGTGCTCAGCTTGCGCGGTCTCCTCATCGATGAGATCACCTATCTGGTCTCCCGTGGGATCTGACATGCATCACCTCCTATCCGTTGGTGCCAGTGCGGGCACCCGTGCGAGCATTGCGCCGCTTGAGCGCCCGCCTTTCATCGGCAGACATGCCGCCGAACACTCCGTCATCGCAGCCCATGCGCAGCGCGTAAGACAAGCACTCAGCACTGACAGGGCAGCGACGGCAAACAGCCTTGGCCTCAGTAATCTGGAGCAACGCCGGACCGGAGGTGCCGACTGCAAAGAAAAGCTCCGGATCCTCGTCGCGGCACGCGGCACGATCACGCCAGTCTGCCATGTCGGCACCTCCCTTCTGCTCATCCGATGCCTACCCCGTTGGGCGGATCAGATTAATCGCCGACTGTAATAAACCACTTAGTGCCAGGCCGTATAAGGTACCGCCCCATCTCATAAAAATGTTGCGGCTGCACGTCCGTTGATTGGCATGGTAGCCAGTCCCCGTCAGTGTCCCGGAAATACACCGGCAGCTCGGCAGGTAGCGCCTGAAGTTGCTGGATCAGCTCAGCTACAGTCATTGATCCAGTCCTCGCAATTCACTCTCAGGCATCATCTCCGGTGCAGGGCTGCTATCCGGCATCTCCTTACCCCAGGGTCGTCGCTGCGTTTTATCTGTTTGCCGTTTCGCCCAGCGTCGAGCGCGCAGACTCCGGTACCAGCGTCGCCAGAAAGGCAGCAAAGTGCGCCCGATATCCCACAGCGCGTCGGACACCGTAGCCAGCGAAGCATCGATATCACCCAGTCGCTCAGCCGTCTCTTGAGCAGCTTCACGAGATTCCGCAAGTTCACATCGGATTCGATCAAGCGTCTCGATCAGCGCGTGCTCGGTGCACAAGTTCTCACCATTAACCTCGGTGGTGGCCCGTTGCAGGCAGAGGCATTGGTAACCGTCAGTCTCATAACCTCGGTCACAGCGCCACGTACCAAACGGTTGCGGCTGACTCCAGTCGATCCCCTCACGTGAGCTGAGATCGATAATAGGCATCTTCATGATGCGTCTCCTGTCCTACCCCGTCCCTGCATGAAAACTGGCCATCACTCGACCGCATGTTCGCTCACCTCGATAATGATCCTCTGTCAACCAGCTGCGCAAACCGATTTGCGTCAATCGAGCGATGGCGGTTCGCCGGTCATGCCCGGTGGCATTGCAATAAACGGCGAGCCAGATCTCGGCCTCTGGGTCAAGCTCAGTATTCTCACACATGGTGTCCTCATCTCCAGTTGATTGTGATGGGTGGAATCTAACCCGGCCGCCGCGCCGGCCTCCCGCTCGGACACATGCCTCACGTGCGCCCCACCCGAGTCCCGAGCTATGTAGTTGTTTTTAGCGAAGCTGGCCATATTGCTTGAGCAGGTGTCTTACCGCCTCCACCAGCTGGGGACCGTCCTCCGGCTCTGACAACATCGCATTAAGGTCAGAGAGTTTCTTATTCAACTCGTTGCGCTCGGCGGGTGTGAGGTTTCGCGGTGCGTTGACCCGGTTACTCATTTCCCAACCTCTCCACTATTGCCGGCGTCGACCATGCCCTGCCACTCGACATCGATGATCAAATCCTGTACAGGCGTCTCGATCTGGTAGGGGTCCGTCTGAAAAGGCTCTGTGCTCACGTCCAGTTTTCCCCGATCCCGTTGTCCGTAGTGATGATCTCGACGTCGGTGGTGTCACGCAGCGGCTCGATAACGTCGACCACCTGGTAAGGCCCATCCGAGCGCGAGAACACGCCACAGCGAATCCGGATCGTACCCTCCGTGTAGCCCTTAGCCTTCAGGTTGCGATAGCGTGTGACGCCTTTCTTGGCGCGACTCGGGTTGACAAATTTTCCATCCCGGGTGAGCCATGCCGTGCCGTACTGAGTAGTAACCATGCGCGTGGCAGCCAGCTTGCCGTCCAGATCAAACAGCGCGATACGCTCCTGCATCCCCTGGGCATCGCAGAGCTCGGCGCAGGTGTGGTAATGCCGGGCCATTGAGTCGGCAGCCCACTGGGATAGATAGCCATCGGTATCGCAGCGCTCGAACGATTCACGGGAACGCTGGGCACATTCTTTAGCGAGGGTGCGGAAGTTGTCGGCCTCGATCGCCCACTGCTCCGGCGTGCGCACGGTGTACCAGTTAAATGCCATCTCAGATCACTCCCTCTGCAATTGATCAACGGGCGATCTGGACGTAATCAGTGAGCTTCGTAACGCCTCGGACGCCGGCAAACTCCTCGATCCGGTAGGGTGCGGCGCTGACCAGTTTACGCTGCACAGCACGCAGCGAGTTGTAGGTGGAGTTGATGCCCTCGGTTTGAGCGACAACGGTCATGGCGGATTCGACGGCTATGAGGGCGCCTAAGGGAGCTGCCTCGAAGATGACGTAGGTCTTGCCGAACGTGATGTGCATGCCGGCGTCGTGAGAAATTGCGCGCAGGGCTTTGATGTTCATGGCGGTCAGTTGCTTTACCTTAGTGGTGATCATTGAAATCATCTCCTGGGCGGTTCTTGCTTGCCTGACACTGCTGACGTTACGCACCTCCCCGCACCTTGTCAAGAGGTACTGACGAGCTACCGGAGCAAAAAGAAACCGGCCGCAGCGCACTGGCCACGGCCGGCTCCCTGATCCTGGTTAAAAGATCACACGCCGGCCGCCACTGGTACCTGGGCGGTCTGGCCATTGGCCCCCTGCGTCAGCTGGGCATTGAGGCGAGCCTGTTGGCCGGCAATGTAAACCTGCAATGCCTGCTCGGCTGCCTCCCCACCCTTGTGATATGCCTCAGTGACTTCAGCCGGGATCCGGCCGCGCTCGCTAATCGTGGCACCCCGGCTGCGCGCCCAGGTGCGGATCGCGGCATTTTGCTCCCGGTCGGGCTTGGCGGTAGCCGTCCCCCGGGTGGCCTTCGCGGCGGTAGTGGCTGTCTTAGCGGTGGCCTTGCGCGCGGCAGCGACAAAGGGGGCCAGCATCGAGCGCAGGTTGGCTGCATTCCCGCCACCCAGGTCGATCTCGTAGTCCTGCCCGTCCAGCGCAAATTCCACGGTGCTCACCGGGTTGGTGTCGCTTTCCGCCGTGCCGTCCAGGTCATCGTGCATGATGGTGTAGGTCTTGGTTGCCATCGAGGTAGTTCCTCCCTTGAGTCAAATGATTTAATGTCGCGGGTCTATGTCGCCCGCGATAATGGACCCCTGGCCTAGCCGTTGTCAAATTCCATAGAGAATCGCTGAGCTGACGGGCCTGCTAGACTAGGGCCGTCCCTGGAAACCTCCCTTGCCTGACATCTTGGACGGTCTGGGGACACCCGGTAGGTAGCCCCTCATCTCCGCCTACCGTGACGGGACGGGCTCTGAGCGCGCGCAGCCTCGGGGCCCGTCTTCCTATTGCTGGTCATCGTCGTCCCCGGGGATGGTGTCGTAGCATTCCACCCGGTGGGCGTACTTATAGGCGGTGGCATAGGGCAGCCTAGCCATGCGGGCTACCTCCGCCCAGTTGTTGCGCTGGTGCTCGGGCCGGCGATCCCCCCGGCGTACATAATCATTGAACATCAGGTGCAAGATCACTGACCGGAGCGCCGGAATCAACCGCAGCCACTCGGCGATTCTGGCCATCGCAGCCGCGCCGTCTGCCAGGTTGTTGCCCGTTACCGCGTCACCCAGCACGAACTGTAGGGCCTCGGCTGCGGTCATTCCCTCCGTGTAGATCCACTCAGGCTGGATCGTGTTGCCGAGCGGCTCACCATTGGTCCCGTTTCCTCCGTTGCTGGGTGCCGGCGGATCGGTCCGGGGCGGTGGTTGCGGTGGCGGGGGTAGTGCTCGCGCCGGGGGTGAGCCGGGCCGTCTCGGGTTGCCTGGCATGGAATCCTCCTAGAAAACCAGTAGTTGAGTGCTGATCCGGATTCACGGTCATAGATCCGGGGTTTAGACTACACGGCTAAACCCGATCACTACACCGGATATGCCATGACCCTGCGCAACCAGCACCGCCACGGGGTACCCCCTGCCCTCATTTCGTGGCCGGATGAGACCGCGGGCATGCCGGCCTGGTTACGGGCTGCGGATCATCACACCCTGCCGGTGAGTCCGCGGCGGTTGCGCGCGATGGCGTATTACGCCGTGCATCCCTGGTACCGGGTGCCGAAAGCACTGGCCATCCTGCTCGGCCGGGGCGTGCGGGGGTGTTGGTACGAGTGCGGGTACACCATCGAGGGTGTCCTGCGGATCATTGATCGGGCCTATGCGTTCGGCGCTGCGCTGCACCATGAGGAAGGGGTGCGCCTGGCCCTGGGCAGCCCACACCAGTACCGGGCCAAGGAACGGCACATCAACGCCCGCCGGGCCCGCGGAATACTGCTCGCCGCCGCGCTGGGCGCGCTCGCAATACTCGGATTGTGGCTCGGGCTCAAACACCCCTACACCGGGGCACTTGCCGGGCTCGGGTTGTGGGCAGCGCTCGATGCGATCGGACGCCGGGGCCGAGCACCCCGACAAAAACCACCGCGCCGGCCGGAGGCACTGCAACTGGGCATGCCCACCTCGATCCTCTGGGGTCAGATCGATACATTCCTGGCCGAGCACAAACCCCCGCTAGAGCACGCCATCCGGGTGCACGATATCCGTCCGGATGCGTGGCGAGGGGCTTTCCAGGTGGACGTGCACACCACCATGGAGATCGATGCCAAACTGCTGCGTGAGCTGGAAAAGTGGATCCGGGCCCCGCACGGGGTCTGCCAACTGATCACCAGCCCCACCAATGCCGCCGACAAGACGATCCTCATCCCGCTGCTCGATCCGCTGAAAACCGTGCCGGAGGCGCCGTGGCTGCCGGCGGGGTCGGTGTCCGGCTGGCAACCGCTGGATCTGGGTGCCTCCGCCAATCGGGAGGTTCTGTTCGAACTCATCCTGGTAATGCGGCACATCCTGCTGGTGGCAAAAACCCGAGGTGGAAAAACCGTCCACCTCAGCAATATCATCGACCGGCTCTCGGCGACGCGCGATGTTGTGGTGTGCGCGGGTGCACTCGTCAAATCCGCCCGGTTCGACGCTTGGCGGGATGTGCTCTATAACCGGGCGGTGCTGGACAACAAAGCGGAGACCGTTGAGGAGATCGAGGATCTGTTGCGGTGGGCCATTGCCCAGATCCATCACCGCAACCGGATCCTCAAAGAGATCAACTCGGATGATGATCCCGACAATGACGTCGACAAGTGGAATCCCGACCTGGGACCGGCCATCGTCCTGGTGCTCGATGAACTGCCGGAAATCGTCTCCTACGACGGCACGAAAGTCCACCGCGGCCGGAAACCCAACCTGCTGGAGATGGTGAAAACCATCATGCGGCTCGGGCTGGAGTTGGGGGTCTCCATCATCGGCGCCTGCCAGGCCAGCGGTAATGAGGACTGGGGATCCTCGGTTGTCTACAAACAGGTAGGGGTTAAAATCATCGGCCCGTGCAGCGAGCGGGATACCGTCGACCTGCTGGGGAAAGACCGCCGCGACCAGGGCTACGCACCGCATTTGCTGCAACCCGCGGACGAACGCAACCCGAATGACGCCGGCAAGGCCGTGGTGGACGGACCTGGATTCGGCTCTGATTACGTGCGCGGATACGCACCGTTCGCCATCAAGGCACGCGCACTCCGCCGGCTCAAAGAATGGGAAGCCCAGGGTAACTGCCCGCACAAGCTGCTGCCGGCACTGGAGTTCACGCGCGAGGACGACCTCACACCGGAACCGGTCACGGTCATCGATGCCGCCGGTCCCACACCTACCCCCTCGGGCGCGCTATACACGGTAGAGGCGGCGCTCAATCATTATCAGGTGGATGTATTGGCCAGCGGATTGGTTCTGGAGTTCGCCAACAGTGATGGCGAGAACTGGAGTGCGGAAAGCCTGGCCACGGCCCTGCGAAAGGCGATTCCGGGTAATGACGACGGGGATATCATCAAACCCCGCAATGGTCGCTGCCGAGTAAGTTGCACACCGCAACAACGGTGCCGCTGCTATTACCGGGAAGACGTAGAAAAAGCCATGACGATCTTGAGAGGTGAGGCGTGATGCCCCGCTCCGCACCCCACTCCGCACCCCACTCCGGCCGGAGTGCCCTCGACAAACCTGCTGGTCACGGGCGCTACGGGCCGGAGTGCCCTCGCGCTCTAGGCACTCCGGAGGCGCTACGCCGGAGCGGGTTTAACGATCTCCGGAGTGCCCCCGGAGTGCCCCTGCGTTCGAGGCCCGCGCAAGGTAACAGGAGGCCCTCGTGAGGTACCTGATACTGAGCGGTGCGGTGCTCATGGCGGTGCTGTCGCTGGGCGCACGCATCGGCGTGGCGGCGCATCTCATCCTGCTCGTGCCGGCCGTGGTGATGATCTGGTTTATGGAGGTGACGTGGCGCCCGCTACGCCCGTGCAAGCACTGTGACAAGGGGCGGAACTGGGATAAGGCTCGTCAGAACTTCGGTGAGCACTGCGGGTACTGCGGCACCACCGGCAAGAAACTACGACCAGCCGCGCTCGCGATCCGAATCCTCGGCGGAGGGCATCTGCTCCGCAACCTTCCCGATCAGATGAGGTCCAGGGATGGCTGAGACCAGCTCGTCAGTACCTCTTGACAACGTGCGTGCGCAAGGCCATACTGATGATGTCAGGCAACAACGTAGCGCCCCCCACCAGCAAGGCCCCAACCAGACTCTCCCGGGGTATGCGGTGGGCGGCACCTGCTCAGTCAGGAGCAAGACAGTGAACAAGATCGCCAACAGGCTGCGCCGCAAGATCACCACGCGCCGGGCGATGCCTTCCATCTGGTTCGATATCGCCATTGCTTCCAACATGGCCGTTCCGTTTTCCCTCTGGACTGGCAACCATTACATGCGGCTGATCGCCGCGTTGATCGAAGTCATCGTGGTGGCCTGGTACATGCTCGGATGGGTTCCCGTTCGGAAACCGATTCGACGGATCCACACCGCCAGCACCCGCACGCGCAGGGCTCCGGCTCGCAGGAAGGCGTCGTGAAGTCCAATGACTGGCAAATGTAGCTACTGTGCTCGTATAGGTCAAATGGGCAATGTCGAGCAATTTAGATCATCAGACCCGCTGCACCCCGGATTCCTAGTCGGAAATTACGGATCTATCATCGGACGCTCTGGAAAACTTATCACACCCACCTGTAAGGATAGAAAATATCTCGTTGTAGTTTACAGAGTAAGCGGCGCGAACTACTCAGTCGGCATACATGTTCTTGTAGCTACCGCATTTATCGGCACGAAACCAGAGGGAATGGAAGTTGCTCATGCGGACAATAATACGCACAATAATGAGTGGACTAACCTCAGATGGACCACACATAGAGACAACATGTTAGATAAAGTTAAGCACAACACAGTGCAGCATGGGGAACGTAATGGCAATCGCAAACTCAATGATGCCGACGTTGAAATGATTAGACTACTGGCGGCGTCTGGGCAATCTTATCCAGCGATAGCTAGACAGTTTAGCATCACGCGACAAAATGTCGGATTCATCGTCAGGCGACAGACTTGGACTCATCTATCATGAATACGCCACGCCAATTACGCGAATATCAGCAAATCGCACGCGATCGAACTGATGCTGAGTGGGAATCTGGGGTTACTCGTACTGCTATCGTGTGGCCTACGGGTATCGGAAAAACCGATTATATTGCCGACGCCTGTATCGATGAGGTTGCGAAAGGTGGCCGGGTATTGGTGCTGGCGCACCGCTCGGAACTGCTCGATCAACTCACCGAACGCATCGCCGCCTACTCAAAAATCCCGGTGGGTCGCATCCAGGCCGCACAGAATGACATCGGCTACGACCTCATTATCGCCATGGTGCAATCCATGTGCCGGCCGAAACGACAGGCAGCTCTCGATGCTATCGGCTGGGTGCCCACACTGGTCGTTATCGATGAGGTCCACCACGCGTTGGCCAAATCGTATCTGATGATTGCTCGCTGGGCTGGCTGTTTCGACCAGCGGCGCACCAAACTGCTGGGCGTGACCGCTACTCTCACTCGCGGCGATGGGCAACAATTCGATGACCTGTTTGAGTCGGTTGCGGATGTGGTGACCCCGGAGTGGGCGATCAGTCAGCAACTCCTGGTGAAATACAGCACCAAGCGCATCAAACTGGAACGGCGCGGGGATCGGTTTCGGCAGTTTTTCCGGCCATTGACCTCACGGGGCCTCGATGAGCGTGATTCCCAGCGCATCGCCCAGGAATGGCTACGCAAAGCGGAAAACCGCATCACAATCGTCTACACCTCCAGCATCAAACTAGCTCACATGCGCACGGCTGCATTCCAGGATGCCGGAGTACCGGTGGCATTGGTCATCGGATCCACGCCCTATGAGGACCGGCAGGTAATCTATAAGAAACTGGCGGCCGGCGAGATCCGCGTCATGGTCAATGTGGGTGTTGCCACGGAGGGATTCGACTGCCCGCAGGTGAGCTGCATTCTGCTGGATCGTTACACGGAATCCCCCGGATTCCTCACCCAGATGATCGGGCGCGGCCTGCGACCCTGCATCGACCCGCGGACGGGAAAGCCTTGGATCGATCCCCGCACCGGTCGGGCGAAAACCGATTGCCGGATATTGGATACCACGGGCGTCACCGATGACTTTGATTTGAGCACATTGATTGACATCGACCCCCGGCGAATCCATGGCGGCCAGCGCAGCCGGATTCGGAGTCTCTGGGAGTCATTGACAGGAAGGCGATAAGGACATGATTGCACACGAGGCAAACGAGGAAAACGCACGTGGCATCATTGCCTCGGTATGGGCATCCGAGTGGATGCGGTATAAGGCAGACTATACCGAGCCTACCGACGAAAGACTACTATCATTTATCCAGCAACATGGTGTACCAAACCGCAAATTAGATCCCAATAAACCAGTACGTAGAACAAGAGACTACCTACCTGCTATTCGAGAAGAAATCAAACGGCGTCAGCATAAAAGGAGCCACAGAATGCGATCACCCGGCGTACCCATTCTCATCATCGGCGCAATGTGTGAGGGAGCTCAGCAGTTATGGCCTAGGTTATCTCGGGACAAATTCTTTGAAATCGCTGAGAACGTACTCAAAGAGAATGATCGCGATCTTTCTATCCAAGAGGTTAATGATTTACTGACAGCTGAATTAACCCGTCTGTACGGACTACCGGCTAACCGGCCATCGAGAGGGACATCATGACTACGGCACAGGTGCACTGGTGGGAGGAACTGAGCGAGCTGGATGAATTAGGAGGAGTGGACTTACGGAATCTGCGAGGAATGCACCGGGTTATTCAGCAAGGATTACTACCCACTCGGGAGGATGTGCGGACATCACGAAACAACCGACGGTTCTCTAAACACTTCTACGCTTCACGATAGGACTGAGCATTCATGCACACACTAGCCATCATCGTCATCTGCTATCTCATCATTCACTTTGCATTCTCTGGCCATCGGTACCGCAACAGTCGGCATCACCGCTCTTGGTGGCATCGCGTATGGATTTCATTCCCGGGACCATTTGGGTTCGGAATGGGTCACCGGCTCTAATGACCATATTTATCATCACAGCGTTTGTAATGGGTGCGGTAGTAGGAGGGATTCTTACCGTCATCACCATTGGCTGGCTCGGTTATCTCTATGACAAGATGGGGGATCGGCACTACATCTTTGCCGGTAAGCATTGGATCAGGAGGCGCTCGTAATGCTCAAGCTGTTCACCGAAAAGCTGTGCGACACAACGGTAATGCTGCTCTCGATTCTAGTTGCCGTCCGCGTGGCTTATGATATTGAAAACAAATTCGACTGGAATGGTACCCCGATGATCCTGGTGGCCATGGCCATCGCTGCGATCGTTTTCACGGTAGCGTACCTCATCACCGACAAAATCGCGGGTTGGCTGACCCGCCTGGTTTTCAGGAGTAGATAGTCATGGGTGGGAGATCCGAGCACAAGGTCCGCAATACCATTCTCGGGCTGCTCTTTATCATCGTGTTGCTTCGGATTTTCCCTGACCTCGGCGCCAGCCATAATGTTAATGCCTCGGCACTTCCCTCCTGTGACGTGATTCAGTATGACGGCACTCCCTATACCTGTCATTACGACGGGGATCTGCCAGGCGTGCCTAGTGTCGTGCATTCGCTACAGGAGACCGTGGTGGCTCGCAATGGCTATGACTCCGGCGACAACTGCTGGATTCTCGTAATCCGCGAGATCGACCGACCCGACATCCACGGCACCCACTGCGTCTCGAAAGAGGTCTACGACAGATTTCCTATCGGCAGCATTTACAACGGATGAAAGGGAATGCGGTAATGGCCTACTCAATAATTCGAGGACACTACTGCGATGCAAGCGCTGTTCGAGCGGGCTATTGCTCCGAATGCGATACAACCTGGCAGCGTAACGACTCCGAGTGGGATCTCACCAAGAAAGCACTGAAAGGTATCGAGATACGTGGCCCCAATGGCGAACGCCTGCCTCTGATATGACTAGCCCCAAATCAGCTGGAGATGAGAACAATGCGTTTATTCAGTAGCAATTCAGCAGACAAGTGGTATGACAATGTCAGGCGTTACAGAGAAAGTGATGATCCGGAAGACCAGGAAATCGGCGAGAAAATGGATCGTTGCCCCAACAATCCGCGGTATGGCGGGCCTGGCTTTTACGGTAAAGACAAGCATCTAGATCGGCGTTAAAGATCAGTGAACTGGAGATGAGAGCAATGCGTATCAACAAAAGCGGCGCACCAGAGACAACGCCATTGATCCGTGGCGGGCGCGTCGACACCACCGCGGACGGGCGTCTCGTCATCGAGGGCGAGACATTCCACCTCACTGATTACGTCCAGCCGAAAGGATTGACCCATCCGCCAGCCACCACCACCGCGGGCAAAGATCTGGCGATACCGAATGCGACCGAGCTCGATACTCCTGAACTCCGCGCCATCTACTCGGACACCCTGGGAGCACGGATCAAAGACGCTTTTGTCGATGGCGATGCTATTATCTATCTCTGCCGTTTCTTGGTAGTGGCGTGCCCCCTGGCCATCATTGCCATCGTCGTCAGCTGGGTGGTCTCCGTTGTGTTGTGGCTGACCGCTAATATCCTTGTGATCGGTACAGCTGTCGGTGTTGTTCTCCTGCTGGCTATTCTGATTCCTGCTCTCCTGGGTGGGCGTGAAGTCTGTGCGGTGGTGAAAGGTTGCCCCCGCGGGCCCACCCCCGGACCCATCAAGATCCCGCTATAGAAAAGAGGGACCCCAATGTCTCGCCGTTCCGAGGAGATTGAACTACAGCTCCATAATGCTCGGACAATGCCTGTTCACGCATTCGACGGAGTTACCCACGAGGAGGCTCTGCACGATCGGGCTGAGGCAATCGCAGGACTCGAAACCGATCTAACGCGAGCACAAGCCGAGGAAGCTGGCTCATTTATCTGGGGTCACTGATGAACTGGCAGGCGCTATTGCTGTTCAGTCCGCTGATTATCGGGCTCAGCTTCACTGTCGCCATGCATTATCACTGTCAACGCTCGCCGAACTGTGCATGGGCGTGGCGGCAAGGGTATACCTGCCCACACGGAAGACAGCACAGAAAGGATCCGATGCGATGATGGAATGGGTGAATGCCGGGCTAGGCGTGCTCACCGCTGCCGCATGGTTGTGGGCAATTAGGGACACAACGTGATGGTATCTAATTGTTGGGCAAGTTGGCCTAGTTCCTTGACGAGTAAGGAGGTGATGCAAACATGAACGCGCCAGGACACGCGTTATCTCCGGCTGGATCACAGCGCTAATCGTAATTAATTGGCTATCGTTGTTTCATGACTGGACTCCAGCAGCGGCGCTCTCTACCTCAATAGCACTTGCACTCGCTACAGCTGGTGCGGCATTACTGCCTGATATAGATTACAAAAACAGTACCATATCTACATCGTTGGGGATTCTGAGCAAGCAAGTCCACAAAGGCGTCATCCAGGTACATTTTTTCGTCGCTGACCTCACCAAGCGCGGCGGGCATCGCAAACCCCCGGGGCCGCATCGCGGCGTTACCCACTGGTGGCCGGCTCCCCTGGTTACCGGGGGGCTGGTCTCCGCCTTCTGTTACGTCGATAAGTGGGCGCTGTTCGGCACCCTGGTGGTGCTCTACACCGCCGCGTTGCGCGGGCTAACCGTACCCGAATACGCAGCCCGGTCAACCGACACAATCCGGCATCGCTGGGCCATGGAGCTCGCCCATTACCTCATCCGGTTTGTGCCCTGGATGGTGGCACTAAAACGCGCCCGACGACCGCAGCTGCACACTCATGCCATCTACTTCACCTACTGGCGTAAAATCGATCTGCCGGTGGGTAAGCTCATGACCATTTTCGTCGCGGCCGATCTGGCGCTGCTGGCGATACAGTACCCCTGGGTGGTGGCGCATGGCGGCTGGCTCGGTGTCGTCGTCGCACTCGGGATGTATCTACACATCTATGGGGATGCGTTTACCGAGATGGGGGTACCGGGCATATGGCTCGATCAATTCTGGCGGCTGCCTAAATGGCTGGCATTCCGGGCTGGCGGGCCGTTCGAGATCCTCTGTCTCTGGGTACCAATGGCCGGGCTCGGCATCTTCCTCATTCCCGGGTTGTTCCCCCGCGAGCTCGTCATGTCCGTACAGACCTACATCGTCTGGGGTCTGGGTGTCCTCACCGGGGCCGCCATCATCATCGAACTCATTGCCCGCCACATTCGCAAGCAACGGAGGCGACCCTATGTGCACCAACGCTAGTATTGACACTGTAATGCCGCACATTCTTATCTTGCATGCGTGGCCATCATCCGAATACCTGGGAGAAGATTTCGGATGCTGGGACTGCATAGACATCGTTTGCCCTCACGATCCCCCTACCGCAGGAATGCCTTGCTCAGTATGGGAGCCTTGTAGGTGTTCGCTAGGGTGTGTAGGTGAACTAGATGATTATGCTGACTTCATCAGTCAAGATTGGCCGTGCTCCGCGTCGGCAGTTGGGATTCATCGTTACATTGAGGATGAACCAAACCGGCCGATTGCGCGATGCTTCGCCTACGACTGGGCTGGAGATCTTGGAGAGATAGCATTCGAGATGGGTTTGTCAGCGGGCACATACTTGGTGCGCCCGTGGTGGGATGGATGGGGAATTAAGCTCGATCTGATCGATCCTTTCGTAAAGACATAGCATGGATAGCCTCTGGCAAGGCGCCGTAGCGGCCGTTACCCAGATTTTCTCTGTGGCGGCTGCCCTCGGTGTGTGGGGCTGGGTGACCGTCATAGGTTTGATCTGGGTAGGATTATCGCTGACCGACAAACTGAAGGGATAGGTATGGAACCGCACCGCATCATCGGGCTGGCCGCCGTGGCCTTCGCGCTATCGGCGTGCGCACCAACTCATCCCGGATCACAGGGCTATACGCAATCCATTCAGCAACCGCCGCATACCACAGTGGTTTCCGCGATGTGCACCTCTGTCAACGGTCGGGCGGATGCGCGCTGTAATCCCGGACTGTTCTCACACGATGCGGAAGTAACCGCCGACGCACCGAGGTATCTGCACACCCTCTGCGCGCCCCCACCACCGCCTGGCCAGAAGACCTGGATCCAGAAACGCCGGCCCTCGGATGCATACACCAACAACTGGAAACAACGCGAGATGGCCGCCTACGGCATCACCGATCCCGACCCGGGCAGAAACATCGAGGAGGATCACATTGCTCCGCTCGAACTAGACGGCGATACAGGGCATACGATCGGGTCGAAAGGGCTACCGGTCAATCTGTTCCCGCAACGCCGAGCTCGGGCCGGGGCATCGCCATTGACATCGGCCGAGGACAAGGACCGTGAGGAAGATCTGTTGCACCGGCAGGTATGCTCCGGCGCGCTCACACTCGAACAGGCACAACAGAAAATCATTAGAGATTGGGTGAGGTGACATGGCATCCACACCGGGAACCACAGAATACGAGGGGCCGCACGATTACCTCGCGATGGCTCTTGAGGTGCTGGAGGCAACAGCGCACCGAGCGGGCTGGCGGAAAACCCCGATGACCCTCTACCGGCTCTCCGAGGTGGGAAACTTCTCTACGGAGGATGAGGACGGGACGAAAGAGATCACCGCGCACTACTCAATATCAGGTATAGAGCTTGCTAAGGAACACCCCCTCAAGGATCTGCGCACCATGGCGGTGATCCTGGAGTCACCGTTGGCACCGCTCGCGATGAGTCTCTACACCCGAGACGAGTCCTCACCACCGCAAGCCCACGCGCTGCTAGGTGAGATATTTTTCCACGCTGACGATGAGGAATATCGACAGGCTCACGAAAAGGGCCGGGATATTCTCGACATGCCCGGTACAAAATTCGCCCGCCTCATCATCGGGGTTATCGGCGATGATTACCTGGTCTATCGGCGGATCCGTGGTGAGCGCCCCCGCTGGCTGCCGGCCGAGGCCCAACAGGATTTTGGGGGACCGTTTGCGCTGCTCTCGCGGGTGCACCGGGCCGACATCAAGGCTTGGCGAACCGTTTTCGGTGATCGCGCATGAGGATCCGCCTGCATCGCAGCGCACCCACCGGTCACACCTGGGCACCCACCAGTTTTACCGATGCCCTCGACAAACCCATCCCGCTGACCTACGCGGGTACCCAGCTCGGCATGGTCTATCTGCGCTCGGTGGCCTTCACGCACAACTACCGCACAGCGATACTCACCATCGAGGTAGGCAATGGGTAAGCCTAAAGTCACCTGCAAAGTCTGCGGAAAACCTTTCGCGCTCACCAAACAGGGCGGTCTGCATCCACATGGGCCAGTCAACAAACGATGCCTCGGCAGCTGGGAGAGGCCACCAGCCCCAGCGGCAACCTCGCTCAATGACCCACCAGGGATCTAGCACCGCGCGGCACCGACCCGATCGGGGGTTGTTGCTCGGTGCCGCGCGGCAGTCGTAGGCTACCTCGAACTAGCTGCACAAACATCTCTCAGGAGACTCCGTGGCCCCCTTGCCCTCGCTCCAACCGCAGGCGTTAACGCCGCTCCAGCAGCAGGCATTGGCGCTGTATATGAGCGGGACCACCAGTCCCACCGAGTTGGGCAGGGCTCTCGGCGTGACGCGCCAGCGCGGCCAGGAACTCATCGCGGCGCTACGGACCAAAGTGCTCACCTCCCGACCATCGCCTTATGCCTCGGTGCACCAGCGTTATCCGATCACCGATCGAGACAACCCGTTCCCGCGGAAAGCACGGCGGGCTCGGCAGGGGCCTTTCATCATCCGAGCCAACGACCAGTTGCCGGACATCGCCACCGAGGACGGGGACGCCGGGATCGAGGAGACCTCGGTGGTGTGGACCTGTCAGCAGATCCCGCGCGAGCTGGGCTGGAGCTGGACCGTTGAGCGCAGCCGGCCCTGGACACCGCTGCGGACTCGCAAGACCTACGCAGACTGGCGCACCTGGCTGGAGCTGCGGCAGCACGGCGCACGAGCACCCCGGTGGCAGCTGCCCGAGCTGGACGCAGACGATTCCACCAGCGTGGCCGAGCTGACCCGCACCATCGGCTGGGCCATCGGGATCGAGGCCCTGGTATCGGAGAATCTGCTACAACTGCCAGCATAAGGGTGACCCCCCGTCCCAGGCGCTTGCCGCTGCGCGGTTGGAAGTGCCGACCGATCAGGCAAGCGAGGCCAGCAGCACCGCGTAACTAGGCCGCGCGGGGGGACAGGGGGCCGACCAGGGACAGACTCGCCATCTGTCAGCTCTGCACAGCCACCCATGCACCCGAGCACCGCTAGCGTACTGCCTGACCACACCCGACGCCAGCAACACACCGCAAGGGCGTGCGCACGCAATCCAGGACCGCAATTAGCGGCCACTACTTATCCTCTTACCAGCGAGATCTTGACAACTAGCCCACCCGTGGGGTACATACCCTGGCCTCTTGCGTTTCGCGGAGAGCAGGACTTAGGCTGGTGGTCCGCGCGGTTTCCGCGCACCCTGACTCGCCATCAGACTGCCATTTTGCCAGCTACGGAGGGGTGTTTTATGACCACACCGAGCGACACCGACACCACGCCTGACATCACGCCACTGTCGCAGGAGGAAATCGATCAACTGCTCGCCCAGTACGGGATCCCGCCGGCAGCCGCCTACACGCCGCGACTGGCGCCCGTCGACCACAACGACCCGGCCGTCATCGCGGCGGCCACCAACCGGGCCCGCATCGAGTCCAAGGGCAAGGCGGTCAGCCAGTTCGTGACCTCCCCCGGCGAGGTGATCGCCACCCTGTTTGATGAGCTGGACACGCTCAAGCCCACGCTGGACGAGCTGGAACCACTGGTGAAAAGCCTCAAAGATCGCATCAAGGCGATGCTGCGCCAGCTCGATCCACGCAGTCCCAAAATCCAGCTCTATCGCACCGGACGCAAACACGGGTACGAGCTGCGCAACGTACCAAAAACACTGTGCGACATGAAAAAGCTCAAGGCCGAGTTTCCGGAAGCCTATGCAGCGTGCACGTATGAGTCCGACCAGTGGAGTCTGTATCCCATCAAAGGCTGATTTAGCGGTGTAACGACACACAAACGGGGTAGGTATGGTGCGATGACGCACATTCGGGGTAGGTGGCCACAGCTCGCTATCGAATTCATGGATGGCCGCACAACTGAGTATGAATTTGTCAACGGCGTGGGCGGATGGGAACCTACGCACAGGGATCTTATTGTCACCGAGAATGAGGGAATCCAGCACGCCTATCCTTGGTGCAATATCCGCCGATACACTGTGATCAACGCCGATCCGAGACTGTCAGACCGGCCTGCTAGCGTATGATCATGGTAACCCAGTTGACTCGCCCAGTGGTCGCACCGTCACCCGTGGCATTCATGGCACGCGCCGTGAAACCGCCCAACTCGAACACCGAGTGGGGATCCCGCTATGCCGCCACACTGCGCAGGATTGTTTACGAGCACGCGGCCAACTCCCCCCGCACATTGCAGGAGGAGCTCGGTCCCTCGGAAATAGGACACGAGTGCCATAGGCAAGTGGTGGCCAAGCTGGCGGGCATTGAGCGAACAAATCATATCGTTGATCCCTGGGCGTCGATTGTGGGCACCGCGCTGCATATGTGGCTGGCCGAGGCGCTCAAAGGGGACAACGACCGATACAGCTACGTGCGCTGGCTGGCCGAGTTCCGCGTACAGCCCCATGAGGATCACCCAGGAACCGGCGACGCTTATGACTTTTTCGAGGCGTGCTGTCTCGACTGGAAAAACCTCGGTGACACCACGCTGACCGAACTGCGCACCAAGGGACCGGCCCGGCACTACTACGTGCAACTCCTGGCCTACGCCCGGGGTTTTAGAATCATGGGCCTCCCGGTGCGCAGAATCGTCATCGCGGCCATGCCCCGTACCAAGTCCACATTGGACAATATGTACGTCTGGGAGCACGAGCTCACCCCGGCGGATGACGCGCTGCTCGAACAGGTTTTCCAGGAGATGCGAATCCGCAAGGCCATGGCTGCTGGCGTGCGCACGGGCCAGATCAGCCTCAACGACATCACCCCGACCCCCTCAGATTCCACGTGCTACTTCTGCCCTGTGTTCAGAAGTGACGTACTACACGACCCGTCCGCTACCGGCTGCGCAGGCCATCATTTACTACCCGGAAGGTTAAACAAATGACTGATCATCGGGAAATCGTGCTCAGTAGCGGAGACGTAACGTTAGTGGATGCAGCCGATTATCCCTTGATCGCTAAATATGGCTGGTACCTATTTGTTCCTAGAACAGGTCAACACTTAAAATACGCACGAGCAAAGATAAATGGTAAAGAGGTTTACTTACACCGATTCCTGCTCAATCCACCGCGTAACTTGGATATTGACCATAAAGATAGAGATGAGCTAAACAACAGACGAGCTAACCTACGTCTCTGCACTGACTCTCAGAATCTTGGAAATAAAAGGATTCACCGCAACAATACTTCCGGGTACAAGGGAGTTTATTGCCTCTATGGTAAATGGCGGGCACGTGTCGGTGATGGCAAAGGTGGCCGCAGATCATTAGGACTATTCACTAATAAAGACGATGCAGCCCGGGCTTATAACAAAGCCGCCTTAGAGCAGTGGGGCGAGTTTGCGCGGGTTAATGACATCCCTAGCGGATGAAACGATAACTCCATAGGTCACCAATAGAGGGTAGGAAAGGAACACACGCACGATGACTACGACAGCAACCCAGCCGGCCCGACCGGCACACGTCCCCGCAGACGCCGCATGGAACGGTGAGCAGTGGTTCACGTTTAATGTCGGTACGGGGCAATGGGATCCGGTACCGGCAGCCGCCGCACCCGCGGTCCCGCCACTCCCGGCGCCCGGCACCAATGGTCAGGCCGGCGAGCAAAAACAGGAGCGGCCACCCACCGTCTACGTCCCCTTGAGTCAGTACCTCACACAGAAAGCCTCCACTGGCGGTGAGGGCAAATTCTGGAAGTTCAATGAAATGCCGGTGGGCACCTGGTACGAGGGTATTGTGGCCCGTGCTATCCGGAGGGAGGATTCTCAAGCCCAGACCGACAAACAGGGTAATCCCGTTATGCAGAATGGGCAGTATAAGGCCCAGTTGCTCGTGCCTATGCTGATGATGCCCGGCGGTAACCACATGGACGGCCACGGCGTCGCAGTCTTCAAAGTGGGGGATTCCCGAGACAAGCTCTCCGCTGCCATGGCCTACGCAGGCGCTCCCTTGACCACGACGGTGGAGGATGGCGTTGAGCATGTCGGGTACGTTCCACAAGAGGGCGCCTACATCAAGATGACCAAAGTTGAGGAACAGAAAGGCAGCTCACCAAAAGGTAGTTTCACCCGGTTTATCTATGACGTGGTGTATCGCTGTCCCGATGATCCCTACACCATCCAGCGGCGCGCCGGGATCGAGGCCGCACACACGGCTCTGGCAGAGATTGGTGCACCGCCGGAGCAGCCGGCCGCCGGAGCAACACCGCAGGCGTATATCGAGTACGCCAATGCCCTCGCGGCGTACCAGGCACAGCTTCAGGCGGCCATGGGCGCCAGCAACGGCGCTGCCCCCACCGTTACCCCGGCGGCAGCGCAACCGGCCGCAGCGCCCCCCCTCCCGGCCCCTGCGGCTGCACCTCCTGTCCCCGCTCCGGCTGCACCTCCTGTCCCCGCTCCAGCTGCTCAGCAGGTTCAGCAAGCCGCCGCAGCAGTGGTCACCGCGGATGCTGGGCTACCGGCGGCCACGATGCCCGCGCCGGCACCGGCACCAACGATTCCCCCGCCGGCAACCCCTGCGCCAACACCGGCACCAGCTGCTCCGGCTCCAGCTCCAGCTGCGGCAACACCAGCTCCGGCTCCAGCTCCGACTGCACCCGCCACCATCACCTATGAGCAATGGCTTGCGATGGCCGCTCCGGTACGGCCGGTGGTGAGTCAGCAGACCGGCGTACCTATTCCGGCTGACCTGGATCCGTCCTCGCCGCAGTACGCCGGGCAGTAATCATCCCCTCCGCCGGGGGTTGGGTTTTCCTGACCCCCGGCCCTATCACTGAGGACTCGCCATGCCTGATGAAACTATCCCCCCCATTCTCGCCCCACTGGTCGTGCCGATGCGGCGATACTTCCCTCCCAACGGGCAAAGCCAACTTGGCCAGCTCATTATCATCAATGCCTACACCCCCGAACGAGCCGATAAACTCAAGCAGATCATCGACCCGGTACGAGGTGGTATGGAGTTCACCATCGAGGTGCTCTCCATGGGCATGGTGAACATCTGCCTGGACACCGGGGAATCTGATTACCGTTTCGAGGTGGTGACCCCCGAGCAGGTGAATGACAAGGTGCTGGAGCTGATCGACACCTTTGACCTCAATGCCTTCATTCTCTATCAAGCCGCGCAGGACCAAACAGACCTGTCTTATCTGGATCCGGAAGCCCAGCACACGCCCGAATGACCATCATGCGCCCGCCATTACCACCGCCGGGGGTTGTGCAGATCCGCCGGTTCACCCCGCCGCGCATGCAACCGGCCCGGGTGTTCGGGGAGCTGACCCCGGATGGCAAACACATCGTGCTCGCGGTCTCCGGCGACCCGTGGCCGGTCAAGCGCGCGGCGCAGGAGATCGGGGAACTAACCCCGCTCGATCAGCCGGTGGCCGGGGGTGTGACCTTCCGGGTGCCACTGAGCTGGCCCGCCTATATGCAGCTGGCATGCACGTTCGGCGCGCAGTTTTCCGCCGGGGGCCGGCTGCGGGACTGGTTTTTGGCCGAGCTGGCGCGGCGCACCCAGTGGATGGATCGCGAGCTGCGCTACACCCTGCCGGAGGGTCTGGTGCTGCGGGAATGGCAGCCCACCGCGGTGAAAAACATCGCCCATCTGGGTTGCCTTTTGGAGGACGCGCCGAGGCTCGGAAAGTCCGCCAGCAGCATCGTGGGGTTGTGCGAACGCGAATGCTGGCCCGAGTACCCCGCGGTGCGGCCCATCATCGTGGTGTGTCCCGCCTCGGTGGTGACACACTGGGTGCGCGAGTTCGCCCGGTTCGCGCCGCGCTGGAGCGCGGTGGCCTGGCGCGGCGGCAACTCGACTATCCGCGAGCAGCTGGTCGGCCAGCACGACGTCTACGTGACCAGCTACGCCACCGCGCGCCGGGATGCCAATCACCGCCGGCTCGCCATGCGGGACGCGCCACTGGCCAAAATCAAGGCCCACACCCTGATCATCGATGAGTACCATTTTTTGTCCAACCCGGATGCGTTCCAAACCAAGGCCACGCAACGGCTCGCCCGGGAAGTCAACGCCCGCGGCGGTCTCATCATCCCGCTGTCCGGTACCCCGTTTACGCACAACGTGAGCAATGCACACTCCACCTGGGAAGTGTTCGAGCCGGGGGCCTACCCATCGAAAGAACGCATCATAAACCGGTGGCTCAATCAGGAAAACCAGCGAGACTACGGCCAGAAGATTACCGGCATCAACCCGCAACGGGATCACGAGTTCCGAGCCTGTTTTATGGGTCGGCAGGTGCGGCGCACCCGGGAGGACGTCGCGCCCTGGCTGTCCGCCAAAACCTATAGCACCCGCGAGATCCCGATCCCGGCGCCGTATAAAAAGATGTATCGGGACATGGAAAAGAGGATGATCGCCGAGCTGGACAACGGCGATGAGGTCACGGTCATGTCCACGCTCACCAAGATGATGCGTCTGCAACAACTGGCGGCCAGCGCGTGTGATCTCTCGGAAACTATCACCGTCGATGAGGAGACCGGGCTGGACGTCATCCACCAACATCTGCACCCGAAACTGCCCAGCTGGAAAATCGATGCCCTGCTCGATGTGCTGGCCGAGCTGGAATGGCCTGCTCTCGCGTTCGGTATCTCCAAACCGTTGATGGAGCTCGCCGGGCAGGAGGCAGCGCGAGCCGGCGCCCGGGTGGGCTATGTGGTCGGCGGCCAGCGGCAGAAAGAGCGGGATCGGGACATCGATGCTTTCCAGGCCGGCAAGCTGGATCTGCTGTGCGTCGTGGTTCAGGCCGGGGGTACCGGGCTCACCCTCAACGCAGCCGGTTCCGCGATCTTCCTGCAGTCGCCCTGCTCGTTTGTGCACCGGTTGCAGGCCGAGGATCGCGGTGTCGGGGACCGGTATCCCACGCTGGACATCGTAGACATTTTTGCTGAGGGATCCGTTGATTTCCGCATTCGCGACATTTTGCACGAGAAGGCAGGGCAACTCAGCGAGTATTTTGCCGATCCACGGATCGTACGCCGTTTGTTCGGCGGAACAGATTTGGAGACAGCAGCATGAGCAAACGTGCTCCCGAATATTACGACGTACGACTCACGGAAGACACGTGGCGTCCCGCGTGGATAAACTATCGCGGCTGGATGTATGACTACAACCCAGAAACAGATCTCTACCATAGCCGATCCAGCAGAAAAGTATTCGGACACGACATACATCCGCGCAGCCTAGACTGGTTTCTCCTGCGCGGTGAGATCTCCTACTCACCAGAAACAGCCAGAGAATAAGCACCATCACCTAAAAACACACACCACGGGGTAGGTAGACATGACCGCAGCACACGCACCAGTGACATATGTCAACGCAATCGACACGGAGAACTCGGCGCGCGAGGTCCAAAACTGGATTATTCGCGCGCATCTTACGCTCATGGCCGGCGAGTTCTGCGCCTGTTGGATCTGCACCCACTACACCCTAGGAGAACACCATGACTGATGCCGCACCATTCCACTGGGAACCTCTTACCGCCAAGCCAATTGAAATACCGCTACCCGCAGCACTGCCGCCGTGGGCAAACTCCGCACCCTGGCTGAGCGCAACACCCGAGCCATTTCCTCTGCCACCGCCCGGGGCACCCTTCCCCCCACCATCAACACTAGTTCACAAGCCACCCATCCCCGATGTGACGCCACGGTGGGCGCCCACGCTGAATCGCTCTGATCGTGCGCCGCTGTCCCTGGACGGCCCGGATCCGGAGTGGGATGCCTGTATCAACGGCGCCGAGCCGTGTGGGCTTCCGGAGGCCAACATCCTCACCTCGGAAGCCCAGGGACGACCAGGCATCCATAAATTCATGATCGATATAGATCTGCCGCTGGTGGCCATCCCGTCCAGCCAGCCCGGACACTGGCACCTCTACATCGATGTCGATATTGAGTGGGAGCGCTATGTGGCCCTGCTGCGCGCGCTGGCTCTGGCCGGGGTCATCGAGGTCGGATACGCACGGGCCAGCATCAAGCGCGGATACACCTCGCTGCGCCCACCCTGGCTGCCTAAACGGCCCGAGGAGTACGGAGGCAATAGTTCATGAGTAAAACAGACATCGCCGAGCCGGCCGCGATCCAGCGGCTGCCACGTAACCAGGCAAACTATCCCATCCCGTGGTTTGTGGAGTGGATTGACGGAAAACCCGATTTCCGGGTGATGGACGCGGCCAAGTTGCGCGACGCTATTCGATTTAAGTTGTGCTGGATCTGCGGTAAGCGTCGCGGAGTGTATGGCTCTTTCGTCATCGGACCCATGTGCGCGGTCAACCAAACCTCCGCCGAGCCACCCAGTCATCACGAGTGCGCGGTCTACGCAGCGCGGGTGTGCCCGTTTCTGGCGACCCCCACCATGCATCGCCGCGAGCGCAATCTGCCCGCCGACTATCAGGTCTCCGGCGGTGTCATGATCACGCGTAATCCGGGTGTGGCACTCGTGTGGACCTCGCGGGACTGGCATCCGTTCACGGTGGACAACGGCGTGCTCTGGTACATCGGTTCAGCGGTCACCGTGGAATGGTTCGCGCACGGTCGGGACGCCACCCGGGCCGAGGTGCTGGACTCCATCGACTCTGGTCTGCCGCTGCTGCGCGAGGTCGCCGAAAAAGAAGGTCCGGAGGCACTACTCGAACTGGACAGACTTTATCAGCGAGCACTGGCCTACCTTCCCCGCCACCAACTCACGGACAGTCCCTCATGACCACCAAAACACGACTCACCCGCGGATGGGGTTGGCCCATTGATGCCCGCATGCAGCATTTTTTCGATGACGGCCCCTCCCTATGCCACCGCTGGACCTCCTGCCCCGGCACACTCACCCAGGAACAGGTCATCGGACCCCGGGCCTGCCCCGACTGTGAAAGGAAGCACCCCACACCATGAGAACAAACACCTCCCGAGACGACATCGCCATCATTGGCGTGGACCCGGGGCCGCAGCCCGGCGTTTTCGCCGATCGCTACTCACCCCCGCAAAAAGACGGATCCAAGATCCGCACTACGATGCCTATCTATTTCGAGTGCAACCCGGATGCCCTGCTGTTGTTCATCCAGGCAATCCTACCCAGTGACGTCAGGCTCGTCATCATCACCTATGAGCTCTACGTCGTGGGCAACCGCTCGGCGAAAGTCTCCACACCCGGCGACAACGCCACCACCATGCGCATGTGTGGGCAGATCCAAGGTCTGGCCGGTCACGATCCCCGCATCGCCATCAAACGCCACACCGCCGCGCAGGTCATGCCGTGGGCCTCAGTGGACCGGCTGGAGCGGGCCGGCATCGCCAAACTGGTCGCCAAGCTGACCCATGCCCGATCCGCCGCGAAACACTGCCTGTTCACCGCGGTGCACGACGCGGGCGTACCGGATCCACTCTCAAAACGACACAAGATGGCCGAGGTGCCAGCATGACTGATTTAGGGTATACCGATATCAGCGTCGCCCAGGGCATTACCACTGCGGTTGCCCAAACCCGAGCACAGCTGCTCAAGGATCTGGCGCAGGAATCCTACGCTATCGCGGTGTCGAAAGGTTGGGAGGAAGACGCCAAGGCCCGCACTTTCGGAGATGAGTGCACCCTGTTGCACAGCGAGATTTCGGAGGCTTTCGAGGCTTTTCGTCGCCGAGGATTCGACTCCTGGGAAGGCCCGGACGGCAAACCAGAGGGTGTGGCCTCCGAATTCGCGGATCTTTTTATTCGACTGTTGCATTACTGCTATGTCCATAAGATCGATCTCCAGGCCGAGTATGACCGCAAAACAAAGTACAACTACACCCGCGCGTACCGGCATGGAGGCAAGCGATTATGATACCGCTCACCCCGATCACCGTGGATGCTATCCAGGCATCCGCCCTGCCATTCCACACCGATGCTTTCTACGACCGGGACGGCGCAGCTCACCTGTACGAGCTGGCGGGGCCGTTGCTGGCCGTCGTGCACGGCGTGAAAGATCAGCAGCACACCGTTAAAGAGCTTCTGCAACTCGCTGCCTACGCGGCATTGTGGGCGCAGTATATGGACACCCAGCTATGAGCACCGAAAGGAATGGCAGCATGACCGTCTACTATCTGTGTGGACCCATGGCCGGAGTTGATGACGAACATAATCATCCGGCTTTCCATGCTGCGGCGACCCAACTACGGAGCCGTGGGTATGTCATTATCAACCCGGCCGAATACGGCAATATGGTACGCGGCTGGCAGGAATGCATGAAACGCGACACCCACGCGCTGTTATGGTGTAACGCAGTCATCGTGCTGCCCGGCTGGGAACGCTCGAAAGGCGCCACACTGGAGGCCAATCTGGCTACCGATCTCCAGATGCCGGTCTACGAGATAGAGCATGTGCTCGCGGACGGTGGGCTCATAGAACTACCACCAGCTCTCGTCAAGAAAGCCTATTTTAGTATCCACGTGGCAGGTTATGTGCAGCAGACTCTCTCCGATCAGGCGTTTGCAACCCCCACCATCGGACGCAGAGCACCTGTCGCCAACTGGCACACCCTACCGTGAGGTGATGACATGAAAAAACTCCAGCGATTCGCAGAAAATGTCATGTTCACCCTCATGTCATTCTATTCGCTGATAGCCGGGCCCATCAACATGCTCTATCACAAGATTAGAGGCACGTACCGTCGATAGAATAGTATAAAGCAAACAAACCGGGGTAGGTGGGTATCGTGCGAACCAACGTCATAGGTACAGTATATCTCCTGCATTTTGATAAGCCCTACGTGGCTGTGCAATTACCTGGGCGCAAATTGCAGTGGGCTTCGCATTACCTCGGATGGAGCGAGGATCTGGCGACCCGGCTGGCCGCGCATGCTCGCGGCAACGGGGATTGCGCCAATCTGGTGCGAGTCGCCATGGCCGCCGGCAGCACGTGGCAGCTGGCCCGGGTGTGGGCGGGCGTGGATCGTCGCACCGAGCGCAAGCTCAAAAACCGCGGCAGCCGGGCTCGGCTGTGCCCCATCTGCCTAGGGACTGGTGCGGGCATCGACTGGCAACAATTAGAGCAGGTGGGCTGATGCAGCTATTACTACCCTCCGGACACGTCACAGTATTTGACGATGACGACTGGCCACTTATAACACCGCACAAATGGCGTGTAGTCAAACCAAATGGAAAGCTATACGTAGCTCGTTATACTCGTATTATAGAGGGCGGTCCACGGCGTTTCGTATATCTGCATAGGCAAATTATGAATGCTCAACCGCACCAACTGATTGACCATAGAGACAATAACGGCCTGAACAACATAAGGTTGAACTTACGTATAGCCACTAAATCAACCAATGAGGCAAACAGCCAAAAACGAGGTAACAAATCTCCCTATAAAGGCATAACCTGGATTCCATCGCGCAATAAGTGGCAAGCACAGATAACTGTAAACTACACTCATAAGAGCCTTGGTTACTTTGACAATCCCTGGGATGCAGCGCAAGCTTACAACATAGCAGCACTAGCCGCATGGGGTGAATTTGCCGTGCTGAATACGTACAGGGTGGTGAAATGAAATGGTGTTCAGCACAGCATGGCGCCAATACTACGATGCTGGATGGAATTGCATACTGCCTGTTCCTGCCCAAACCAAAACACCACCTCCAGCTGGCTACACAGGGGACAACGGATCAAACACTGACTTAGCCATTCTCCAAGAATGGGAACGCACCAGGGCCTATCACTCAATTGCGCTGCGCATGCCCGCTAACGTCATCGGAATCGATATCGATCACTACCAGAAAGGCTCCGTCGACAAACGCGGCGCAGAGGTGCTCGCCGAGTGGGAGGCCCGGCTGGGATCACTCCCGTCCACCTGGGCATCCACCGCACGTGGCACCGAGGATGCGCCCGGCCCGTCGCGCACGTTGTTCTACCGGGTGCCACCGGGGCGCTACGCGGCCAACCTGGGGCCCGAGTCCGCCATCGAGATCCTCCAACGCCACCATCGTTACTGCGTCGTGGCACCGTCAATCCATCATGAGGTGGGCGCGCCCTATCGCTGGTATGGCCCCGATGGCTCGCCCGCCGAGCGCATCCCGACGCCGGGGGATCTGCCCGAGCTACCAGTGGCGTGGGTGGTGGCCCTGGCCGAGGGTGCCACCCGTCCCAGTGCGCTGGCCGCGCCGGTTGCCGAGGGTGCGGTGCTGCTCACCCAACTACTGGCCGATGACCGGCCCGAGTGCGCCGACATCACCAATATCCGGCTCACCGCCACCGAGGACATGGAGGCCGCTGCCGCCGGCTCGCGCCACGACACCACCACCCGGCGGGTGTACGCCCTGGTCCGGGCCGGCGCGTTCGGGCACACCGGCACCGGCCCGGCACTGGCCGCGTTGCGCGAGCAGTGGGAAACCCTCACCGCCGGGGAAAACCGCGGGCACGAGTTCGACGCGATGGCCCTGTCCGCCGCGCGCAAGGCCCTCTCGGAGCTCACCGGCACCGGTCTAACCGCCCGTGCGCACTACGACCCGTGCCTGATGATGCAGGTGGTCGCAGCCCCCCGACCGGCGGCCAGCGGCCCGGATGACGCCACCGAGGCCCCCGGTGAGGAGATCCTCGCTCCGGCTGCCCCCACGCTCTGGTCACGTCGGGCACTGATCGGCACCGAGGCTTTCGACCCGCGCGGACTCATCGATCACAAGCTGGCCGCTGCCGCGCTGGTGCGGATGGGCCCGGTGATGCGCTACCTCTCCGATACCGGCGCCTGGCTGGTGCGGGGCGCGCACAACTGGCGGATCAGCCCCGGCGACCTGACCGACTGGGCGATCACCGAGCTCTACGAGCTGATGCCCGATGGTGATCCCGACTCCGAGAGTGACGAGTCCAAGAACCGCGCCAAGCGCAAATCCGCCTTCGGGGAGGCCGGTAAATCCTCCCGCATCGCACAGAAGATGAGGGCCATGGTCCGCACCGATGGACACCCCGCCACCACCACCACCGCCGAGCTGGACGCCGACCCGGAGATACTGTGGGCTGGCCAGCTGGCCTGGGATCTGCGTCGGTCCCGGGAACGCCCGGCGATGGCCCTGGTGCCCTCCGACACCCCGCACCTGCATACCGCCGGGGTCGCACCCTCCGGTGCCGGTACCCGGGCACCTACGCCGCACTGGGACGCCTACACCGCGGCCATCTGGCCAGACCCCGCCATCCGGGAGTGGGCGCTGCGGGTGCTCTCGGTGGCCTTGACCGGCTATGCGGATGCGGTGCTGCCGCTACTCATCGGGCCTACTGGGGCTGGTAAGACCTCGATCATCAACCTGATCATGTCGCTGCTCGGCACCTACGGCATGGCGGCCGACCCCCGGCTACTGGTCTCCGCCGACAACGCACATGCCTCCATCGTGTTCGCGCTCAAAGGCATCCGGCTGGCGTTCATCGATGAGGCCCCGCGACGCGGCGAGCTAGCCACCGCGCGGCTCAAACAGCTCACCGGGGGCGCGGCGCTCACCGGCAACCCGATGCGGGGCAACCCGGTAACCTTCGAGCCCACCCACACCCTGGTGCTCACCTGCAATGAGGAAGAGTCCCCCAACTTTCAGGATCCGGCGCTGCGCCGCCGGGTGCGGCTGATTCCGTGCGAAGGCGACATGACCGAGGTGGCCCGCACCCGGCGCGTGATCACCCCTGCCGTCTGGCATGCCGAGGCCCCGGGCGTGCTGGCCAAGCTCATGCACTACAGCGCCGAATGGCTGGCCGAGCCGGATACCGCCGCGCAGTACCGGGCGCCCGAGCCGATCCGCTGGCGGGCCGAGGACATCGCAGCCGAGGAAGACCCGGTACGCCAGTGGATCGAGGCCGAGATGGAGCGCTGCGAGCAGGGCACCAACGCCACCACGCTGCGCCAGTGGTTCGTGGAATGGTTTCGCCGGATCGAACCACGGGCCCCGGTCATGACATCCACCCTGTTTGGTCGCCGGCTTACCGACCTGGGCTACCCGCAGAGCAAAACCCGCGAGCACGGGCGCGTCCGACCGCTGCGCAAGCGTGCCACCCACTACGGGCCCCCGGTGCCCCCGCCATACCGACCGGCCAACCCGGCGCAGCAGCCCGACATGCCCCCACTGGTCACCACGGAAGATCGACAGGGTTCCGCAGATGCGGATGGTCGTTCAGCTACGGGGAATGTCGCTCCGCAAAACCAGAGCGGCTCCACGGATGACCACGCAAATGCGGCGTTGGGTATCGAATACCAGGAAACGAGCACGGATTGTGCACCAGCGTCACCCGAACAGACGTCGAGCATGATCCAAATTGATCCACTAGCTCAGGGCGCAACTGTTGCGACACCGCAAACAGTAGATGAGGGTACCCTAATAACGATCAATTTGAGTAACGGTCACGATATATCGGTGCCAGGTTCGAGCGAAAACCAACCCGGCACCGGAACAACCCGGAACGCAAACCCGGCACAAGATCAAGATGTATCGGGACCTGCTATTATTAGTAGTGTATTTGATATTGTGCCGGGTGTGCCGGGTTACTCACCCCTTATAACCCTTATAGGGGATAATGATCTTACTACCCATCAAGATCGTATAAGCGCTATAGGGCGTAAACCGGAAGCAAACCCGGAACACGGCACCGATGATCTTACTACCCCACTTGAGCAGGCAAAAGAGGGCGGTGCCGCGTACGACTCGGCGATCATGCCGGCACCGAGCAATAAAAACACTGTTACGGATACTCCATTAGAGGTACAGGAGGCGGAAACAGCAGCCCAGCTCGCGCAGGCACGGGATCAGCGCAACCAACTCACCAAGCTGATCAAGAAAACGCCGCCGGAGGATCCGCTGCACGCCATCTACGCCTACGCGAAAGATCAACTGGTCGCCACGGTCAAGGAAATCGACAAACGACTGCGCGGGATCCGTTCGGCCCTCGCGAAAACGGCCACCATCGCCGAGCTGGGCGGTGATCTTCTGGAGCTGCCCGCGCACAAGACGCGCCACGGTGCCACGCACAGCGTCTCGATCGAGGTGGCCGGGCAGATCGTGCGCGCAGCGATGACCAACCGGGTTGCACCTGGCCGGCTCACCGTGGACATCGAATCCACCGGCTATCCGATCGGTCACCCGGATCACGCGGTGCGCACCGTGCAGCTGGGCAACCGGGATGACGCCGTGGTGTTCGACGTGGCCGATCCGGTTCAGTTCGCCACCTGTGTGGTGTTGCTGGCCCAAGCGCGCGAGCTGGAGGCGTACTCAGCCGCGGTGGAGATCTCGCACCTGGCTGCGCTGGGGATGATCGATTACCGGGACGGCTGGGCTCGTGCGCACGATGTGGTGATCAAAGCTCAGCTGCACAACCCGGTGGGCACCTTGAGCTCGGATGCCGGGCTCAAGCCACAGTCCGAGCTGCATTTGAGCGATCCGGTCAGCCCGGGTGCCGAGGCCCGGCGCGCCCAGCTGTTCCGCAAGGCCGGCTGGACCACCGACACCAAGGTCAGAAACTCCGGCATCGAGGAGACCGGCGGCTGGGTGGCCTGGGAACGCTCCGGCTGGGCACAGGTCAACCCTCGATGCCGCACACAGGCCGACTACGCGGTCTCAGACGTCCTGGACTGCGCTGCCCTAGGCGAGACCCTCCCCATGCCTGCCCAGGGCGTCTACGACCGCGAGAGGGCCGTACAGGCGGCAGTGGGCGCGGTTTCCTTCCTCGGGCTGCGCCTGGATCGCGAGCACATCGAGGCCAAAATCGCCGAGCACACCCCGGCCCGCGACGCCGCCCGGCGGGCACTGACCGGTCTGGGCATCGACAACCCTGGCTCAAACGACCAGATCGCCGCAGCCCTGCTGGCCCGCGGGGTCACGGTGGGCCCGCACCCCGGCCAGCTGCCGCTCGGCGAAAAATCCGGCAAGCCGAGTGTGGCCGCCGACGTGCTGGCCCGGCTACCGCGCACCGATGCGCTGGCACCCGTGATCGATACGGTGCTGGATTTCCGCAAACACAATCGATTGTTGACCGCTTATCTGGGGCCTTATCATTTGTTGTGCACGCACGGGGACGGGCGAATGCGGTCTACCGTGTACACATTGCAAGCCGACACTGGCAGAATGTCCTGTGTTCATGAAAACTTACAGAACATCCCGAGCCATGGCGGTATTCGGGAATGCTTTATCGCCGATCCGGGGGAGCTATTCATCGATGCCGACTTGTTTGGTATCGAGGTGGCGGTGCTGGCCGCGCTGTCCCAGGACCAGGTGCTTTTGGATCTGGTCGCCTCCGGCCGCAAACTGCATAAGATCATTGCTGTCCAGGTGTATGGACCGGATCACACCACCCGCCAGTACGGATACGTGAAAAACGGGGTGTTCGCGAAACTCTATGGCGCGGGCATCTGGCGCATTGCCAACACGGTGGGATGCAGCGAGGCCGAGGCCCAACGCATGGTGGACGCGCTCGATGAGCTGGCCCCGGGTGTCAAGCGCTGGGGTTATCAGATGCGTGATCGGGTGAAAGACGGCATGGATTCGATCACCCTGTACTCGGGTCGGGTGCTGCGGCTACCCCGCGAATTCCCGCACAAAATCGTCAACTATCTGGTACAGGGAACCGCCAGAGAGACCCTGGTAGACGGCCTCTTACGATGGCGTTACGACACTAAGTGGGGCCGGCGTGGAGGTATTCTAGTTCCTGTTCATGATGAAATCTTAGCGAATGTGCCGGCCGCTGAGGCACCAGAGGCGATGAACACTTTGATAGAGTGCATGTCGGGTGAGTTGTACGGCGTGAAGATTAAGGCTGAACCGAAATGGAAAGTTCCGAGTAATCGATGGTTGAGTAATGACCATGAGTTGTCGAAGGGATAGCGGATATGAAAACTATGCAGCTAGCGGTATGTATCGAAGATGGCTGTGATCGTATACCTCATTCGCGTAACCTGTGCTCCTCTCATTACTATCATCATAGAATGGCTGGTACGCTTCCGCCTAAACTAGTTGATCTAAATGGTACTCGTGTGAGGGTACATCGACAAAAACGTCTATGGGCAGCGAGCGAGTGTGCTGAGGATGGTTGTGGTGCTGCTGTGGTGGCGCGTAACTTATGTTCGTTGCACTACCAACGGCATACTCGGGATGGGACACTACCGCCTAAAGTTCGTCATGCTGGTGTGCGTTTTGATTTAGATGAATTCGCATGTGCTGTGGAGGGCTGTGTGCAGACGGCTCAGGCGAAAGGTTTATGTAGGTCACACTATAGCCGTTCGCTGCGTTATGGTTTGGGATTTAAGGAATTGGCAGCGGTGGATATGTGTGATCGATGCGAGGCATGCGGAGAAAGCATTACTGATGTCAAGGGGGATTCCGCTGGTAAGCATTTAGATCACGAACATGATACTGGTGATCTACGTGGTGTACTATGCCAAAGCTGTAATACGGCCCTAGGGTTACTGAGTGAGAGCGTACCGAGATTAGTAGGGTTACTGAATTATTTGGTTAAGTGGCAGGAGAGCACCAAGGCATAGATGAGGTGGTCATGGCGCGCGAGGACGCTGATCGGATTGTTTTGAGCGTTATTATTGCGAGTTTAGAGGATTGGTTGGACTGTTTCGGTGACCCCTTGTACGCAGGTTATGTGATGCCTGCGCGAATGTCGGGGAAGGCGTCATACCCGTGGGATGAGATTGCGCCGGGGGACACCGATGAGTTGATTAAAAGAATCGATGAGATGACCGGAGAGTAATTGGTTGTCACTCCTCGATGGGTTAGTCAGATCATGAGTGTAAATCCACAATGTGATGCGACCCCCGCTGGAGGTTAGTAGCAGCGGGGGCCGCGGGTGCGTATGCGCTTTACCAATTCGGGGTAGGTACGGGCCTTACGCGGTGTCCAGCGTAGCAGCTTACCAACCGCTAACCAACTACCCCTAGATCCCTAACCTGGTTCTGTGTTGCGGTCGATGCCATCGCCCGCCAGACAACGCGCGGGCATCTGGGCGGCTTGCCCGGGTGTTGACGTGTTGCATCTGGGGCGTAGACCTCAACGACAGCGCGAGCCTGGACCCCGCTTACGCCTTCCGCGACGGCACCGTGGAAAGGCTGCCCATGGCGGCAAGGGCCTGTGTGGCGTGTACCCGACCGGCTGGTGAGGGATATCTGCTGTGTCCCAGCTGCGGGGATCGATTGGCGGATCATCTGGCCGCGGTGGGTGAT